AGAAACTTTCTTTCCCCACAAACGTTTCATTCCTTCAATGTTTAGATCTTCAATAAAAATATAATCATACTGTTTGCATAACTGGTGTGCTAATCCCCATTGAAAATCTGATCGAAGATTATTTATTTTACGATACGCTTGTTGTAGTTCAAACAGTCTCCTTCTTCTATTGTTAGATCCTTTCTTTGCATTAGAAATCCGTTTGTTTAGTTTTCTAATTTTGTTTTGATATTGTTTGAAGAATAGAGGAGAATCAATTTTGCTACCATCGCTTTTAGTCAAATAAGTTTTCAGCCCAAAATCCAATCCGATAGATGCACCATCATGTGTCTTTCTATAAGAGTTTGTAGGATTATGATCTGTAATAATTATCAGACTATATCGATGGCATGTTTCTCTAACTATTCTAATTTGTTTAACATTACCTTCGCAGACTCTACTGTATGAGAATCTAAATCGTTTCTTTCCTTTATTGATTGTTAGACAATTACCATTCAGGGTAAACCCACCTTGTTTGAATACAAAAGAATTGAATTTCTCCGGTGATTTAAACTTAGGTGGTCTCTTCGATTTTCTTTTAAAGAAACGGTTATAAGATTCATCAAGACGTTCAAGTATTTCTTGTGTTGTTTGAGAATGAAGAAGATTTCTTTTAATTCTTTTGGTAAAATGTTTCTTCATCTTACCAACTGAGATATATTTCCCAAACAGTTTGTAGTATCTACGTTGTAGAGCTAACGCATGATTCCATACAAAACAGCATTCGCGAAGCATCCTTTCCAGATACTTTGTTTTCTTTGAATGGTATATGTTGTATTTGTATGAAATCATTTTTTTTATCTGTAATTTTGATTCAAAATTAACCAAACCAATTCATCCACCCTCTAAAGTATGGTGGTTTTGCTGGTTAAATAATCATAAAATCAGCTTCGTTAGCTTTACCTTCTATGAAGATAACAGTTTTGCTTCCAGGTCTATGGTCGTCTAAGCTTGCCGGGATTCCCAATATCGTCCATCCTTTAAACTCAGCTATCTTAAAACGCATGACATCAAACACCTTATAGAAATCATCACAATCTACAGATTCTATTACCTTAACATCCTCTTCCGTAAATTTACCTCGTATTGGAATAACGTGATGACCGGGGCAGCCATCGGTTCCGAAATATGCGATTCCAACCACGATATTTACAATATTTTAATTTATTTTGCTAAAACATTCATATAACATGGCACATCTACCACATCTCTTCTACGAAGTCCCTTATCAAAATAAGAAACTATATAAGTGTTTTTACCTTCATGATCAGGTCTTGGATCAAAGCATTCAAAAACGAATCTTGTTCTACCTTCAAGATGACCAAACATGAAAACAAATTCGCCACCGTATCTTTTATTAGCCAATTCTTCTACAGTCATAATCTGTCCCCTCCTAATCCTGAATTGATGCTAACATACTTAACACGGACATCATTTCCACGTCCAAGCTGACCCCAGCCGGGCGATGGCGTTCCCTTGGCCGGAGCAGGGACAGCCCTAAGCCGAGACCAGTCCTGCTTTTGCCTCATGGCTTCAGCCTCTTTGTAATACAGGTTACACAGTTCTTGATCTTCGTAACCAACGTAATCTTCCTTATTTTCCATATAGAATACTTTTTCAACAAAAGTACGACATTCATGAATTAATTAGATTTAAAATAAAACAATATGAATTAAAATAAAAACCCGATACGTTAAAATCGCATCGGGCCTGGTATTAAAAAAAATAGGTTCAGATCTTGGGTAAAGATTCGAGCCAATTTTTAACATCTTTATATTTAGGGTCTTTGTCTATTCTATCTTTCAGTTCATGCAATGCTGAGTCCATAACCGTATTCGGTACGCCAATCAACTCTCCTATTAAATACAATGGGGTTTTATTCGATTTAGATTCGTGTGCTATATTCATATCCAAAAAAAAGTTATGTGAAACAAACCGGCCACGGGTATTCTATTGCCCGCCGACCGGTATAATATTTTTATTCCTTTTTTCCAAACGGGAAAAACGGGAATGCGGGAATCATATTTTTTACTATGGCTCCCGCACCACCGTTAGCCCCGGCTCCATCTAAAAGGACGATTTTATCACCACCCATAATTTTATAGTATTTAATTGTTAAACATACGTGCATGAAGCACGTAACAAAGATCATGATTGTAAGGTGGAATATAGGTGTGTTTATTTCCTATAGAAGAGAAATATTTTCAGCAAAAACAGAAACAAAAAAAGGTAGTGTTTTTTATTCTTTCAAAACACCACCTGTAAATAAACTTAAGCAAACTTGCCATATTTTAGAAACACATTTTTGAGTTTTCCTTTTATACCATTTAAGGTCACTTCATATCCGGAGCCTGTCATGTAGATAGTTTGTTGATTAACCCTTTCGCCGGAATACTTATCTACAAAATATGATCTATATACACCATATCCTTTAGCTACAACATTACTGTACAACTCCCATTTTCCAAGACCGTTTCTAAACATAAACTTAGCTTCTTCAAGAAATGAACGTAAATTCTTTTCAGCGATGATAACACCATTCTGTTCTAACTTTTTGGCAATATCACGAATCAGCCACATATTGTTATGGTCTACTTTCCTAAAAGACTCGGCAAATTCTACATCGGGCTTATGTTCTTCTATTGTTTTCAAGGCTTGTTGCTTCTCTGCCTCTGCCTGAGATTTTTCAGCTATAGCTCTCTGAGCAGCTTCATACTGATCGGCCCATGCTCTTGCTGCCTCTGCCGGATTGGAAAAGTCAGGAACCAAAATTCCCTTGCCGCCTGAACTTGTTTTATATTCTCCTGTTTTACGAATAGAAGGAAGAACCTCAGATGTTACCCATTTCTTAAATCTCTTAGCAGACTCTAATTTTGAAGATAATATAAGAGAATATAAACCAGATTCATTAATTATTCTTATACTATCTATATATCTGGTTTTCAATATAGATCGTTTTACGCCCCATTGATTATCAGATACTTGCAAAAGTATGGAATCATCATCATCTACATGTCTTTTTACCGCATCTTTAGCATTTATATATCCAAGAGATTTAGCCACATCTGACGCCACAAACCAAACATCTCCTTTTGGATCTACAATAATTCTAAGCTCTCCAAAATCCGAACTTTCAAAAACAGAAACTTTATCCATGATAAAAAAAATAGGCCCAAAAGAGAATGTCAGATCCCACTATGACAAACCCTAATGAGCCAAAAATATCTTTCAACATCAAACAACCAGAGGTAGGATCTCGTTGTTCATTGTTTCTGGAGCAAAGATAGGAACAGGATTTTAAATAGCAAATATTTTAATACTTTTTAAATCAAACCAGGGCCCGCATCACTGCGAACCCTGATCTACACTAATCTAAACTAATACCATGAAAAACTTAAATCTAAAAACTAAAGAACACACAAATGTATGAAAATGTATGCTTTTCACAAAGAATCTGTATCCTGTTCTTTTGTGTGATTCAAGACATGGGATATAGTTCTGATACTTAATCCGGTTTGATTTTGTATCAGATTATAAATATAGGATTTTGAAACTACAGTTCTTAATTGACCTAAATCATTCATAATGTTTTTATACATAAGATGAATGCTGTTGTTACGTTTGATGGTACTGATTCTCATTTCCTACTGTTATTAGTTACGTTCGGTTCTTACCTTCCCTATTTTCTATAATCCCTTCCTGAAACTAATATTGCAAATTTAATAAAAATAATTCATAAACAATGAAAATCTAACTTTTCTTGTATGTTGTTGATATACGTGTATATACAAGAAAAGTGAGACTTTCACAAGCCTCACTCCCAAATTATAACTATGAAAAAGCTATATTATATATATACAAAAATTATTTGCATTCTAATTTGTTAAGATCATCCAATTCAGACTTGCTTACGGTCATGTCTTGCGTCAAGCCAGATCTGTTTTGGTATGGAGCGTAATCGGTTTCTACCACCTTAGCCTTCTGAGTAGAATCGTATTTCACCTCCGATTCGGTTCCTGTCAGATTTTGGTAGATAGATCCGGAACTACTTTCGCTTACTTTAGACCATATCTTATTACCTACTCTTATAAAATTATCATAAATACCTTCGGCTGTTATAACACCATCTTGCTCTACGATATTAGGGCCCGATTTTTCTTTTAACAGATACGGGTGCCTGGTGTAAAAATAGTGTTCAAAATCATTCCCGGCATACGAAGAGTCATACTTCTCCAAATAAAACAATTCTGATAAAGAAGGGTCGGTACTGGTCATGCTATAATCAAACAACATCAACCTGTCTTTTCCAGATAAAGATAATTCTATTGATTTCAAAATATCAGGATCATCAGAAATAAGGCCCAAAGATGGACCAGGTTTGAAGTCAAGATACTTATAGGCATTATCATATAATTTTGTTTTATGGAGTTTGTTGTCAAGGTAAGATTGGTATAAATCGAATAAGGATAATGGGTTTTCGCTATCTTGTTTTTTGTTCATGTATCGACTATACTCCCGATCCACATCCACGTAAGGAACGTCAAGTACCGCCGGGTGTCCAAACGCCATCCTGGTCATTATCATGTCCTCCGTGTTCTGAGAATCCATGAACGATCTGACGTATTTTTTAATGGGAGCCATGAGCGTATTATTATCTACGTTCCGTACTTTCTCTTTATCCAAAACGCCGTTCTTAAAACAAGATTCAGGATATATTTTAGTAGAAAAATGAGTTAGGTTGTGCTTGGCTAACACTGTTGATATTTGATACATCTCGTTAATATCATCTTTGCTGATCCTTTGATATAGATTATCTCCTACCTTAAGCAATGAATGTTTCTCAAACGCTTCTACTGGGTCTATATTGGATTCAGAATAAACGATATTCAAATTATCCATATACTCCGGCAATAATTCAGAATAATAATCTGTGCTATCACCAAGAACATCATCTATAGAAGATGCCAGCATTGGAGCATAATTTACATCATTATGCCTGGCCACATAAATATCAAGATCCAGCATCAAATTATCTATCTTATTCAAAGATTCTTCTGTGCCATCATAAGTTTCCGATGTCCCTATTATATCTATGCCAAACCACGTACAAGCCTCTTCTATATCCCATATCATGCTTCTTAAATCGGATTCGGTGTCGGCATTAGCCCTATGTAAATAAGCTGATATACGAGCTCTTAGGAACTCTATTTTGCCAGGATTGTAATAAGACAGATCTTGTAACTTAGACAAGGATCTTCTCTTGCCTTCTACCACATCATCCCCTTCTATGTTTATTACCGGAATCTTATTCGTAGATGAGAACTCATCAAACATAGATTCGGCAAATTCTTTATCAGAAACGAATTTCTCAACCAGTTCAGGATATGAATTTCTCAACGATTCAAAAGCAGATGAAAATTCAGAAAAGTTTTTTATGCCGGCTACTGTTTTACGCATAGCATAATAAAGCTCAGAAGGATTATATGGTACCTTTTTACCAAATTGGTTAAACACTCCCTCCTTGTAAACAATAGGACCATGCTGATAGTCAATAGACATAAAATAATTATCTTTTTCCCTATCATGTTCGTTAATAGAAGAATCTATTAACTTTCTCATGGAAGTCGAAACCTCGTTTAAAACAGAAGGATCGGATAAAATACGACTTATTTCTGTTTCATCATACAAACCGGATCTCCTTAATTTCTGCTCATTCAGTATCAAACTACCATCTACATAAAAATCGAAGAGAATAGCATTAGACAATGAAGACGCATTGAAAAAATAATGAGTAGACAAAAGGAAATCCCTTACATCCTTAATGTCCTGAGCCGTTAAAGGATCAGCAAAATAAGTCTGACGCTTCATATACGACAGCACGTCTTCTAAAAGAGGTTCACCATTGGGATCGGTATTAAACATCTCTCCTGGAGCCGGGTTATTCCAATGACCGTAATACGACAAAAAACCAGGAGTGTAAGCCTTAGCCCATACTTGAAGAGCTCGCTCGCTGTTTCCTAATAATTTTAAGGCACTTTCGTAAAGAACGGAAGGCTCCCCGTTAGGAGCCTCAACCCGTTCTATTTTATTTTCCTTCTTTTCTATCTGACATTTGACACCCATAATAATTAACTTTTTGCAAAGTTAATTATAAAACTGATTTATACAATGACGGATCCCAAACTCCCTCTATACAAATCTCCGGAAAACTCAAACTGCCATCACGAAGAGTGGTGACTTCCAAGCTGGGAATGTTGAAAACAGTACTGGCACTACCAAACTCACCATTCAACTTGATAGCATTTCCGCTGTTATTAGCCTCATAATAAAAATAACAATAATTTTCATTAAGACTCGGATCATATTCGTACCAATATGTTAGATCTTGTATATGGTCTTCTATATTACCAATTTTGTTTTCACCTAATATAAAAATACCATTATTGCTATGATGATAAACCATAGATTCATAACCACCATGATTCCAATTACTATTAAACATTATGTAACTAACATCGGAATCATGATCTTTTAATACAGGTCCTATATGTATATGAATTTTATTAAACTGACATACATAAGGTCTTTTTCCTCCAAGCCTTTTTATATCTTCATTAGATAACTTATTATAACATCCTCCCACGAAATTATCCGCAGCATTAAAAATCTCCTTCTCATACTCAACACTCCTTATTTAACTCATTTATCGAATCCGAATTATCAGAACCTTCTACGAGATTCTTATTTCTATCTATCTCTTCCTGGCTCATATTACTCATCATATTTTGTATTTTTCTACCAAATTGAGATAAAGAGCGGATGAATGCACTGGAACTTATCTTAACTCCAAGATCCGGTTTTGCCCTAAACGCTTCACCGGTACTGATATTATACAAATCATACACACCTGAGTTCATATAGAATTTATATATCCAGTTTCCACCAGCTTTTTTGTACCCTAATTTGGTTAACTCGACTACACTCATACCAAATTTAATGCCATTACGACCCATTATCTTCTCCGGTATAGGTTCTACCTTAGCCGGAACAGATGTATATGCTTCATCACCGCCGTACAGGAAATAAGGGGTTGTTACCCTTGATATGTGAGTAAGCGGTTCTTCGGATATACGAGGTTCGTCTTTCTCGGCCTTAGATTCTTTCCTTGGATTGGATATTCTAATAAAAGGATCGTATGTTAAAAAGGTTAAGCCGTATTCTACTTTATAACCTGATACGCCGTTAAGATCCCTTATAGCCTTAGTCGTATGCGAGTGGTTGATGGTGTCTATCCCGTACCTTGATTCCATATCGGTCATAATGCTATTAACTTCATCCCCCTCTACATAAACCTCTTCTCCTTCCGGGATAGAGGTTATGCCGGCAGCCCTTCTAAGTAACCATAAAGTAACTTCGGCAATATCAGAGAACTTATCTCCGTTCTTCTTATAGTTATCTACTCTTCCTTCTTCAGATCCAGGTAAATAGACATCTCCCTCAGCTTTGCCATCATCTCTGGGTTGTCCTTCTCTTTTTCCATCTCCCTTTTTATCGCCATCTTCCTCAGCGCGTACTGCACCGCCTTCTGCACTTCCTTCTTTTCCATCATTTAAAATATTATCTGATTCTGACTCTATAGACTCCACAACAGCATCATACTCTGGAATGCCGCTAAGGAAATCTGCTACGTTATTCAAAAACTCTATTTTTTCCTCGTTTGTCATATCAAGGCTTTCCATAGGTCTCCATATGGCAGGCAAGTTATTTAATTCTATTGCAGTAGAAACATCTTCTACAGTTTTATTATCCACCGTAGGCAAAACTTTAGAAACCAAACTATTGATATCAGATTCCATTTTTTCTACTTCCTCTTTTGTGCCATATTCTTTTAGGGTATCCATGCCATTGACTCTAAGAGAATAATTTAAAGCCTTACTTGGAACAAAATTAATATATTTCAAAAAGTTTTTCAACTCTGATATAATTTGTTCATCAGATCTTGGCCCAACATAATCAACCACCACCTGATCTGTTTGAGAACGAAGCCAAGAAACATATTCTTCTAAGGTCTTACCACCTTTACTGGAAGGAGTGGATATTTTATCACCTACTGTTCCTTTAGGTTCTAATCCCATTTCTTCCTTAAGGCTTTTAGGATTACCTCTCTCACGAAGAAACCTCAAATCACCTCCTACAATCTTCCTTGCTATAAAATCAAAAATATTAGCATAAGGCGGCAATCCTTCTTTTTCTATATGAGATTCTATTTCGTTTAACATAAGAGAGAAGTTTTTCCTGGAGGTACGCTTCTTGCCAGGTAAAGACTGCGTAGCTTGTGCCGCAGGAGCCGGCTGAGCTAATGGCGCCGGCTGAGTCCCCCGGGCAGCCCCTTCCTCTGGCATTTCCTCTTCATAAACTTCCACATCTTCTACCTTAGAAGTAACGGTCTTACCCTCATCAGAGAAAGGAAGATCATCCTCTATAAGTGATTTAGGTCTGGAAGATGATTTACCAAACTGAATCCTGATCTTAGGAGCAACAAACATCTCACCTTCGAAATCTATTCCAGATTCTACTTCAGACGTCACAATGTCTTTCACACTCCTACTTCCATCTTCTACCCACTTAACAACATCAGGAACTGTAGATAATTCTTCTATAGCCTCACGAGCTTTTCTAAGACCTGAAATAGGATTCAAATACGATACTTGATACGAAGCCGGATCAAGACCTAACTTGGTTAGATACGCATTAAGATCTTGTATATCATCTTGACCCATCTGTAACAATTCAGAATCACCGGATTCAAGCAGCATATCTATAAAAGACATCCATTTCTGCCCTTCCTCTGATTCTACAGAACGTAGGCTAACTGGAAAAAGATAGTTAAGACCGTTTTTACCTTTGATGACAACTACCGGAACTCTTACATTTTTGTAATTATTCCCCTTGTCATTTAATATAGAATAAGCAAATGGGAAGCCCGTGTATTTAGATCCGTTCTTAAGCACGACTTTGCCATTTAATACATATCCGACATCAGATACTTTTTCAGCACCTTTTTCGGTAATAGGGAGATTTTCTACCTGGCCATATCCTTGACCGTTCACCTTCATGTTAAACACCGGTCTTCCGGGAAGGGTCTGGGCAACAACATGCGTGCCGACGCCGATGGTAGCCGACCGGCCGGCGTCCTTCTTCCACTTGTTAAAAGCCGTTCTTCTTATCTCACTTATACCATCTATGCCCCCTGTGTCAGCTTTTACAACAGAAACGAATCTGTTCCCACTCATAACCTTGATAACCATATTGGACACCAGTTTATTCTCAGCAGATTCTATTCTTTTTTTATCGCCGGACTGAACAGCATCATTGTATTCGGCAAAAAGAGACTGATTATAGGTATCATTTACATCTATTTCGAGATTAACCTTATCTCCTTTTTTCAAAGAAGATAATGCTTCCTGATCTATTTTATCTACCTCATTCTCTCCGAATCCGACACCTGTTCTGTACGGAACCAACTCATCTGAATCAAGACGCTTATAAACCAAAGAATAGGAATTACCCACGTCCTGAATAGACACATCTGTGTAACGGTTAAGAACACGAGCCGATTCTTTGTCTATAGACCATCTCGCATGATAAGGCAGTTCAATTATAGTAGCCGTTTCTCCACCTATGTTAAGAGAATACCTTTTAGTGCCATTAGCGTTCGTTTCAGAACTTATTTGAATAGGAACCAATGATTTTATTGAAGATATAAATTTATCGGCTCTAAGACCTGCAATTTCATACCTTTCATTGCCATCATTGGATATTCTTCTTACCATCAACGTCTCTGGATTCTGGGCACTATCTATATTGGCTCCTGGCGTATTATCGGATTCATCTAACTCATTTACAAGAGAATCTATATTAGCATCATCCTCCCCAAAATTACTTAACGTAGATTCGGAAATACGACCTTTATCAATAATCCTGTTTTGTTCGATATAAGGAAGGAGATCTGTGATGTTTCCAGCCTGACCAAGATCTTCTATGGTAAATACCGAATCAGCAAGCTTATTTTCATCAACTTTCTCCCCTTTGTCCCGTCTGTTCATTATATCCACATACGAAGAAATAGCATCATCAAGTTCCTTCCTTTGATCTGGTTCTAAATTGGATTTAGCCATATCAATAATAGCTTTATTTTCCTCATATACTGATCTCGGACTTGTAAGTCTGTCAGCCTTTTCAGATAATGATTTTATGAGATTAACGGGACTGTCACCCAAAGACGATACATAATCATCAAAATCTTGTTTGTATTTATCATACACATCTTTTTCTCTCTCAGTAAGAAGATCGGCATTACCTGTATATAGTTTATCAATTATAGACTGCCTTACGGCCGGAACCATAATAGGATTATCCATAGCAGCCTCATAATCTTCATCCGATACAGACTCCGTAAGCGGTGACTCTTTTATATCATCTTCTGCTTCCTTCATCCTATCTTCCCTCACTTTATCAAGAGCATGCATAAAAGCCTTGATAGTCCAAGCCTCGTCTTCCGAAATCTTACCTTCTGACACAGCTTGATCTACTACCTCATCAATGTCATATTCACCAACTTTATTAGGCTCTGCAAAATCAGGAACCTTGTCATCCTCCTCATAAGGAGTAGACCATAGAGAAGACAGCGCTTTTGAAAATCCCCTGTTTTCCTCAGCTAAGAATCTTTTATCAAGCATCTTAGACAAGAAGTTATTCATATTCCTATAGTCCATCAAACTTCTTCGGTATTCATTTACCAAGGATCTCATGGCTTTGTCTTTGGCTGTAAACTTCTTTTCCTGTCTTGATTTTACATTAAAATAATCATCAAAAGCCACAAGCGTATCATAGGCTTCTATCACATCTTGTGAACTTATGGGAGAAAGAGGAGATGATAAAACAGATTCGGTTTTACTTACCAGCTCTTCTATCGAAAACTCTTTTCCTATTAACGTTGATAACTCAGACAACGAATTATTGTAATTGGTTCTAAGGCTTTCCAATTCTTTGGTTTTTCGTTGTATGGATTCAGCTTGTGGATCTTTCCCTTCTACGTTGCGAGGGCGGGTAGCAAGATCTTCTATTTCGGATTCAAGTTCTTCTATTCTTGACCGTATGCCACGGATAGCCATCGCCCGCTCCCTCGCTCTACCCGACAGCCGGGAAAACGTACTTAGTGCATCCGCCACGCGAGGCTGCCCCGAAAGCGTTTCTATGACAGAAGCTATGTCTTTCATCCTTGATTCTGATTGAAGGCCAAGGAAGGCATTACGAGCTACGTATTTTCTAAATTCGATCTTAGAGTCATCACCTATAAGATCTTCGGCAAAACTCTGGGCGGATCTGAAATCAGAAAGACGATTATTATAATTATCAATAATAGAATCCTTGTATTTCTTTGCCTCTTCCAAAGACATTCCATTAGCTTCGGCTATTTCCGAAATAGGCATCATATCAATCATCTGCCGGAAATTTTCAGCCGAATCCTCTAAGGTTCCCATTTGGTTGTCAATAGACATCTTTTCAAACATAGCATCATCAAGCTCCTTACCAGTCATAGACTGGGCATCGGAACGAACTTGAGGCCCTAAACTCATTGACTTTTTCAACGTATTCAAAGCCGCCGTATTAAGATTAGAAGATGCTTTGTTATATTCATTCACTTGCCTTTCCAGCAAGATCTGACTATTGCTATACTCTTTCACCCCAAAGAAGCCTTCCCTCATACCAAACAAAAAACCGATAATAGCACCGATTCCTATTTCAGTCCATCCTTCTTTAGACGTATATTGCTTTTTAAATCCTTCAGAAATAGCATCAAGAACATCAACGGCTCCGTTCATGGCTACATTATCATATCTTGACTTAACATATTCCTCAGCCGTATTCCGAACAGCACCTTGAGATCCTTCTTCCCATAAGCCTTCGGATACAGGTCTTTTCATGATATTGAAAACATTGCCTGCTATCTTCCGTCCTATATTAGGATTGGTCATTTTAATAGCCATCTCTCCCGGCTTCGCAACTTCCGTCCCTAATCCAAATAAATGCTTGTTGAGCCTCTTTTCCAACCCAGGTATAGCCTTTCCTCCTGACCCTATATACTTACCAAAAAGAAGCCAGTTAGATATTCCTAGTATACCCATATTGGCGGCAAATATAGCACTACCTACATCAGCATTAGAATTACGAAAAACAGCCATTTCCTCTGCATTGGGATCACGACCATAAATCTTACGATAATAATCCTTGAAATCAGACTCGGATTGCTTCATAAAAAAATTTGCTTCAACCGATGACTCGAATCCGGCACTGGTAGCCAACAACGTCATGATCTTAGCCGCCTCCCCTACATTTCTTCCGGTAGCAACTCCTTTTCTTACATAGTCGTTAAACACACCTTTAAGGCTTCCTATGCCCCTATTGGCAGCTTGCCTTGCTGCTAACTTAGCTCCGATTCTTCCACCTAATTTAGCACCTATATTGCCCAATGATCCAACTCCAAGTCCTCTGGTTATGTACGCTGATATCATGGCTCCTACGGTAAAAGACATACCATTACCAAGGACATCATTCCATAAGAAATTACCGGTATCCTTAAAAAGCTTCTGACCGAAATTATAATCTTCTACCTCTTTCCTGTAATAATGGGGAAGAAGCATGTCTATTTGCTGGTCAAGATCACCTACAAACTTATCCATGTCAGTGTTTAACGCAGCTTTGTAACTTCCCTCAGATGCCATATTGATAAGTTTGTCAGGCAATGACACAACTCCTTGTGCACCGTACAATGCGGATTTTAAAGCGAATTTGCCTACACCATTCCAAAACCTACTCCATCCGCTCTGTCTCCTGGCATAATAATCTTCATTGTTTATACCCGGAATATAGTTAGAATATTTTGTACGCCATACCCCATCATTACCCATCTGATGACTTTCACGGATACTTACCTTCGGTCCATAGGGATTAAGAGGCGGCGGGACAGGTGTAGCCCCCCTGTAGCTGTTACGAGCCAGTGCCTCCGAGTAGCTGTTGCTTATCTCCTTGGCTATATACGGTTCTTCGTATTCGGCAGCAGCTATCCTTGATGCGTAATCCGGAAATTTAGGTTGGGCATACACACCTTCACCAGGCATATAATTAGGAACCAGAGGCGTTGTCGTCTCTGGTAGTGTAGCCGGAGTATAATTCTCTTCTTCGGCTAATTTTCTTTGCCTTGCCACATCTTCGTAAGTGGTTTTAGCAGCAGGATTATATCTATCTATATTATTGTCAGCCATAAATTTTCTGCAAAAAATCGTTCAACTTACTAAACTTGTCATTCATGTTGGGCGTGATATTTATTCCTCTCATATACGGATCCCTCATCTGATCAAGACGTTCTTGAACAGCCTCCTTCACGTATTTTACAAAGAAGTACTGAGGACACTTCTGGTGAATGCTATTCCAGTAATCCGCATACTCATCATTACCTGGATCCAAAGGAACAAAATCCGAGAACAACAATGCAGGATTTTTAGAATTTTTAGTCCTTTTGTCATAGAAATTGACCGCTACCTCTCTTGAACCCCTATCGTCCATTCCCTCCAACTGAACTGATATATTATCAGACATGTCAATAAAATTATCAACAAGGGCTTTAACAACATTCATTTCTTCTGGCTTAAGGTAAGAACCATGAACCTTTACTATATCATAAAGATCATTCTTAACATCAGCCTTAGAAGCCAAACGAGGAAGGCCATTACGTATAAGATACTTATCATAAGAATAACCTTCCTTCTTTCCGGTATCTACAAAATCACAGGTTTCAAAACTTGATTTGTAGCCATCTACCGGATAATTGCGCTCCTCGACCGAAGGATCTATACCCGCCTTAAGAAGCTCGTCATTCGTAATCTCAACCCTTTCTGTAACATAAGAATTTTCACCGGAACCTACTTGAGCAGTCAAGAATCTTCTAACGGTGCCATTATCTATCTCGGCATCCATATTAATGGCATTAATAGCAGTAGGATCCAGATTATTTACCTTTCCTGCCATGTAACCAGACAATCTTCTAAACTGAGCCTTCTGCAAAGACTTTTCCGGCGAATCGGCATTCCAATTGTATCTTTTGTAAGAATCAAGGTAATGATACTGAGATAACTTATCAGAAATCTGATCGGGAGATACAGACATTTTTATCTCATCCTGCATCTGACTTGCTATCATATCAGACACCCTACTGTTTTTCTCAGCATATCTTAGCTGGGTAATAGTCAATGGTTCACCTTCCTGATAATCTTTTAAATCTATATCACCATCCTTATCTATGGTCATATAATCAGATATATTAAAATCAGGATCGCCATTGAGTTTCTTCATTCCATTAATAAGAGCCAATGTACCAGTAGAAGAACCATTATTCTCGCTTGTAATAGCATCAGATATGTTTTTCCCCAACTTGCCGGAACTCACCTTAGCTCCTAATGACGGAGATATAGCACTAAGAATATCTATTCCTCTTGAAGGATCCATCATGTATTCTCTGAACCCTACGGCATCAGATACACCAGTTGTTATGGCTGTGGCGAGCAGGAAGGCTCCAGCCTTATCATCTGTATTGGTAAGATTCATAAAAGAATTTCCTTTCATAAACTTAGCATTACGAACTTTACTGATAATATCCTTATTTTTTTTAGTAACTATATTATCTATTTGATAATCAGTTATGTTATTTATAGCCTTTGTAGCTCCATTTGCCTTAGAATCAGAAAGAAGTAAAGCATCATAAGCTTCAGACAGTCTGTTATTTCCTTGTCCAAAATATCCGTTTTTCTGACCTCCATTATTTTTTAAATAAGAATATACCCGTTCTTCAGGAGTCATATTAGCATACAATCCTGGGTCAGTTTTTTCTTCTTCGTATGATGCTGCAACGATATTACTTCTGTCTGTAGGAGATAATGAATTATATAATTTCAATAAATTTGCTCTACGCTCTGTGGAAGAAGATGTGAGTTGTTCATAAGGGATATTAGCCAAATTAACAGATCCTATCTTACCCGTTCCAGAATTGATAGCCGTAGGCCCGTCCATAGGAGCCATCGGCACTCCTACACCGCCTGCTCCTCTTGTGCCTCCGGATGAGCTTTCAGTGCCCATCTTGGAACCGTAAGTACGCATGTATTCGGTTTCAATCTTAGCCTGAGCAAGCTGCTCATTCGCCAATGATATTTCAACCATAGACTTGGCATTGTCAGCCAAAAACTTTTGCTGAGCCCTATCCTCTGCCAACCTTGCAAAATAAAGATCATCTTTCTTCCTTTCAAAACTTGTATTGTCGTATCTCCATGCATCAGTCATCTTATCGAAAAGATTATTGGTAACAACAAAATTAGCAGCCGCTACCGGATCTGATGAAGCTATTATCATATCTGCCTCCCTCTTGGCTTCTGCTTTCTGATTTTTAGCTTCCTGTATCTGACTGTCAATACGATCAATAATATCCTTATTATCCCCTACTGATTTCTTTTTTGCTTCCAATGCTCCTATGTGCCTATCGTATCTTTCGACATAAGACCCAATGTATTGACTAACCAAATCCGGATTACTGAACACCGGATTGGTAGCTGCCATGTATGATGCTTCTATTCTCATCTGATTCCTCATGTTTTCAGATAAGTTAGCAGACACAAAATTCCTTATCTGGGAATCAGTAAGCTCATCTACGTTGACTTCTATGATTCCACCAGTAGGATTACCTTTAACATCATATTCTGTTGTCTGAATCTTCTTGCCTTCGTTGTTTTTCCTAAAATCACTGACCAGCTTATTTATCTCCTTAGTATAATCGACATAAGGAGAATAATGAAGACCTCCCAACCTTGATCCTGCTTTACCATCTGACCTCCATTTGTAATAAGGGTCCAAAGCATGCCATTCATTAATAGGAGAATAAAGTTCAGGATGATTCTGTTTTATAGATTCTATTTCCTTCATAACCCTCTTGCCTTCTTTTGTGCCGGCAAGCGCGTTAATGACCGTATCATCTAACACCGAACTTATCTCTCCTTGTATGGCTCTCGTAACACCATCAGAAGAAAGATCCACGCCTTTGAATTTTTGATTGATGTTAGCAATCACACCTGACATCTTATCTTCCATATAAGCGCGGGCTTCAGGCTTATCTATCTCTTGACCCATAAGATAATCTACCTGGGTATAGATCTTTTCACGAGCAGCATCAACCTTCTGCTGTTTGTACATCATGACGTCCTTAACAAGATCTATGTTGTAAGGACTAACATACGGGGCATATTGCCTTAAAATACTATACTGTGAAGCCACTATTTGGTCCTCCTTCTTCTTTTAGTTTCATCATCTTCTTCATTTAAACTTCTCAAGTAAGGTGTAGAATAATCACCCATATTCATCACATCCTGATTACCTTGAACGTAAATAATTTGGCCACTTGGAAGCATTCTCATATTCGGAGCTATGGAAGCTATGGTATTCAACGATGTACGAACATTGAACTTATTCTGTATTTCGCTGTTTATGCTATCATAATAACGAGCAAGATTTTCATCCCTTATAGCCATAGCCTTCAATAACCCAGATTCATAACGTTGCCTTTCCGCTATGTTCTTATCGTCTGTCTGAACATAAGCCATTTCATTGAATCTATCAGCTTCGTTTATTTGCCTTGCGTTATTGAAATTTACTTCGTTAATGTACTTGGCTATATTGCTTCCGGCTATGGCGTTCATATTAGCCAGAATAGCGGAGCGCTGGGAGTCGGGCACGTCACCTACTGCGTCCAACTGAGCCGATGTCGCGCGGTTGAGCTCGTTGATATACTGATCAGCAGATTGCAGAACAGGATCTATTCTCGGAGCCTGATGCCTTTCCAATCCCTCTATCTCTAATCCGGTATCAAGCATCCTCAACATCTCAGGGAATATAGGACCTGATAAAGCAGGATTGACACCTTTTCTTCCTTTTGTATCATCTTCTTCCTCAGCTTCCGTTTCTACAGTAGTATTAATAACAGGATTTTCTTTCTTCACTTCTATCCTGCCTGGAGAACCTGGGTTGGGAGATTTAGCGCCGGTTCCTACAGGTTCAGCTTCTATAGGTTTTGATGCCGGATTTACGGCTTCTAAAACAAAGTCTGTTTCTGACATCAAACCGCTATCTTTTAAAGCAGCAAACTTATTATAATCGGCACCCAGAATCTTCTTAGCTGCATCAGATTTATCACCAAATAAGTCAACATAATTCTTTATCCCTTTTTCGTTCAACAATCTCTTTTGTTCAGGAGTAACTACATCCAATCCATAAAATGATCTGGTTGCCGTAGTTTGCCCAAATTTGTCATCTACGGCAAATGAGTTATATGCCGATTTACTTCCTTGGTCGTACTTACCAGCATCTTCTCCCCAAAATCCGTATTCGTCTCTAAATTTCTTGGCTTTTTCGGCATTGGCTATAGCACCTGATTCTGCCAAAGCCCATAGGTTGTTTAGTTGGCTATTGTATCCAGTCTGGAATCCTTCTGTATTAAAATCTCCATCCGTATTGTATTTATTAGCCCAACGGTTAATATCAAGCAAATTAGAAATAGCTTTGTTGTTTACCCTACCATAACCGGAACTGCTTCTGTGTTGCAGATTTTGATTAGAATTTACACCAGAATCAGGATTAAGGATCTGCTCTCTGTCTGCAACATCTACTATAGACATATTAAGAGCACGTCCAAACTGCTTCATTAAAAGCTGCTGTACTTTCTTACCCCACTCTATTTGCTCTTTGGTAGGGCCGCCTTCAGCCATTTTCCTAACTCTCTTTACATACTCATCGTATATCCAATTTTTAGCATCAGATTCAGATACGTTAAGAGCCTTAGCCTGCTTTCTTACGGCATTTAAATCAACCTTTCCGCCATCTCTAAAGAAAGCATCTATCTTTTCTTGGCGCTTGGATTCCTCTTGTTTGTTATAGACAATATCAGCAAAAGACCTGAATTGCACCTCAAGTTCGTCTATTTCCTTTTGATTATCATTTACGTACTTGGAAAGAATAGACTTATTCAACTTAGAAGTATTTTTATCCTTAACATCCTTATTCTTTTCCAGCCTCTTGAAAACACGTTCCTGATCATCATACTTTTCGGACAATCCTATTTTTTTCTTGTACCTATCAAGAAGCGTAGCATATGTATCTTTTTCCGTAGCTCTAATGCCATAATTTTCCCTTACGTAAGAAGCAAAATCATCATCAATAGTACGGTAATCTGAAATAATATGAGCTTCTGGCAAATCAACGGGAGTGCCGCCGTCTTCATGCCTGTTACCTTTTGCCTCCATAGGACCAACATCATCCGGAGTCGAAACATATTCTCCTTTTTCTATCTCAACATTAGCATTATCCTCCATAGATTTAGGAAGAGGATAAATATATTCGCCGGTCATATCAGACGTATCCATCTTCTGACCGTTACCTAAATTCACGCCACCACCTTCACGTTCCCACTTGATGAATTGCTGACGACGCTCCTTGGCAAGTTTTTCCCTTGCAGCCTGCTCGTCTCTGCTGGCAGCATATGCAGCAGATGAAGCTCCCATGATATTACGGGTAAGACCTAATCCTAAACTAACACCAGATAAGGCAGCTTGAGCCACGTTAGCGCCCACCTTATTACCAGCTCGTATCCTGCCAAGGCTGGATCCGAACATCTGAGCTCTGCCGGTTAGATCAGGTGAATAATATGGGGTAGTCATAGGATCGAGAGGATTTCCATCCTGTGATCGCTTTTCTTTTGATTGATTTTCTTCTTTATCAACACTAACAATAGTTCCTTTGGGCATAGACTTAGGATCGAACGTATTGTTATTACTTACATTCATAGTCGGAATAGAAGGCTCTTGCATTTTTATAGTAGAATAGTCAGGACCTATAATATTGTCAAATCCCGCCTCCATCATGTCTATTTCCGAATTTATCTCACTCATACCAGGAACATTGGATATATCCATATCAATATAAGGATTAGATGTCGTATCAGCCTGTTGTGTAACATCCTGAACACTACCACCAGGAGCGAATACCGGACGATTTTTTATGATTCGTAATCTCATATCATCTTTTTTCACAAAGATAAGAGAAACGAACGAGAAAATCCAACGTTATGGGATACGTTTAAAAATCAATCATGTACGGCAGACAAACCACCCGAATCAGGATCATACTTAAGGCCGCATGCCCGTCGATAGTTTTTAAGCGCTCTCTTGTACAAAAACAGCACCGTCTTGGAAACTATTTTTTTCATGGACTTGGTTAAAACCTCTTCTGTTGAAACAGACATCAGGCAGCTATTCAAGAACGACCTGACATTGGAACCAAACAGAGTCTTCACCATTTTTCTGAACGACCTAAAAAGATATGATGCCGAAAGGGCCTTTAATCCATTGCGAACCATCCTCTTATTTAAATACGAAACGGCTTTGTCAGATAAACATAGTCTATTCTTTCCTTCACTGTCCACCTCTGACGAAAACCAAGAATACAAGGTGGTAGGATGTTTCTTGAGATGATTGATAAAGGAAGTTATAATACCTTCTTTCAAAGCCCTTTTGTGGGCTACGCATGCAGCAATCTTCTCTTCTCTTTTCAAAGAGCTGTCAAGGCATCTAAACACCGTCCTATTGTCTCCGATGAAATACTGAGGACGTTCTTCCTTAAACTTAGCCCGGTATGCGGCATATCCTTCCTTACGGAGCATATCTATCTGAGACCGGATATAGAACCTTACACACTTTTCTTCGGCTTCTTGCACGCTTTTAAGATAAGGAACTGACTTTCTTCCATATCGAAGATAGTCATAAACCATAGCCTCTATGAAGTCATTGTACGGAAAGAATCTTCCAAAACCAAAGTTCCAAACTATGAAACATCGCACTCTATCTTTCCAGTAATCAGATATGAGAAAGTTGCTACAATATCTCAACTTCCTGTCTTTCTGATAGAAATGATGAGTATGTTTGTCATAAAATAGATTAAAATATCTCAAATTGCCTAGACACTGACCGGCTGGACGGCGTACTACATTGTACCCTAAGTTGCTGAAGCTATTGTATATAACTTCTATCGGAGAGACCTGCTCTTTCTTGAAGAGCTTGTCGTGTAACTTGTGAGGATTCATTATTTCAGTTATTTTTGTCTCCATATTGTTTTGTTTAGTGCAAATATATGATTTTATATAAAAAGAAGAAAATGCACTGCCTTGTATCCGGTTTGAGAGAAATAGGATACAAGGTTTTTTGTTTTATGACGGTTTGGATAAGAGACGGGAAAACGGCTCTGAACGTAACCTCCTGACCTTCAGGGGTGGGACAACAAATCTTGAATTAAAACTACGCCTATGAATAGTCTCCGTTTTCCTTAATATTAAGACCATTTTCAATGATCTTACCCATTATATCATTTATATTATTTTATATACTTTACCATTTATTCATATAATTGTTTACAGTGAATGAACTTAACGACCGAAGGGAGTTAAGTGAGTGAACGGATTGACAAATTACTTTTTCCGTCATTGTATTGTTAGCCTAATTGTGTTAAAAGATTGAGTATCGTGACCGAAGGGAACGATGCGAAAGAACTTATAATATTTAAAAACGACTGAACCTATCGACTGAAGGGAGATAGGTGATGGAGTGACGTTAATAATTATATTAGGTAGCCAGTGGAGAATTAGGCAGGTTTGTAGGCGAGACGGGCGTCCATGCCCGTCAGGACAGTGGAAGTACGTAGGTCTGTTCTGTTAAACCAAGGCGATGATAGTTCCATCCTTCACGAAATCGCACAAAAAAGCCGGATTATCTTGATATCGTTCTTCAACCTTCGGTATCCGCATAACGAGTCTCAAATCCGGCTTCGCTTTATTAATATGAGAAATAAAATAATTGTTCTAATTGTCAGTGACGCCTTTAATGCGAAGTTGTATGTTGGGAAGCACGGCATTAATCAAAGCCATTTTCTTATCCTCTTCGCTTTCTTTTTCATGCTGTCTATACATCATGCTGTAATCACTGTCATCACCATCCTTTTTCCCGTCTAACGTCAGTAAATGATTTACGATGTCCTTACCATACGTTTCAGTCCATGTACGGAATCTCTCTTCCTCGGACTGTCTTTCCTGGGACGGGGCTTCCGGGTTAGGGAGGGCGGCTGCCACTTCTACCTCTGGAAGTGTTACCGATGCTGCTATTTCTCCATCATCTCCGAATCCCATTTGACCATACGAAGACACGGAATTTTCTTCAATATCCAAACCAAGATTTTTAGCAACTTCCATAGCATAGTTATAACGGTCATCATTTCTTATAACACTCTTATGAGGACGTCCTGCTCCTTGGTTCCAAGCTACTACAGCATCCTTAAGGTTATCGGCGTTCATAAAATCCTGCCGGCTGTAGTTGTAATACCCTGGTCCTTCTTTTCCTTTTCTTGTGTATAAGAAATTAGAATATCCGGTCTTTCCTTCGTATTCGTCAGCCAAGAACTCAAGTTGGTCTTTGAATGTGGGTGTAGAATGACCTTTTTTTCTGGCGTGCTTGAATAACTTATCCATGCGCTCATTATGCCATTGTTGTATGCCGTATGACGTTCTGTTGTCTCCGTATATGTCATCTTTAAGACCGGATTCAGCCATGAGGTTACCTATGATGGCGAGCGCCTGTATCTTAGACATGCCTCTCTTATTAGTAAAGTAATCATATGCTTCACGTTGCTTGCCAATTACGCCACCTTCTTCAGCAAACACAATGCTTTTACTTGGTTTATCGTTTTCGTAGAAATACATGAATTTCCTACCAGGGAATCTGTGTGATGCATCTTTCGGATCTCCGTATTCTTTTTTATGATCAATAAAACGAAAACCAGCCTTGTATGGAGTAAGCTTCCCTCCGTTTCTTTTCTTTTCTTTTTTAGGATCAGCAATCCTATCCCCTACATAGTAGGCCCCTAATCCCACCGAGGCGTGATCTGTTATCCATTTGGCAGCCTTTTTATAGTCTGATATGGATTCAAAATATTCTTTCATCTCATTATCATACCCATAATCCTTCAAGTAATTTCTGGCTGCATATTCTAACATTTCAGGCGTCACTTCTTGAGCATCATCGGTCAAACCAAAATAATTTTTAATCTGAGTTCCTCTGGCCGCCATTTCCGTAAAATGATCCTCTTTGAAATAATCTTTTACTTCATCATCATCTATCTTATTCAAATCAAATCCGTTTTTATCTGCGCCTGAATCTGGATAATGAATTTTGTGTTCCACTTCATGACTTTTCACAAAATTCTCTACATCCTTGTTAGATATATTGGGGTTTCCTTCGAGAAATAAATCAATGAACTTATCAACGTTTTTAGACCTGATTATATTTCCATTTAATACCCCATATCCAGATATTTCATCTATTATCTCCCTTATCTCATCATCAGAGTATTCATCTCCTAAAAAATACTTTGCATCCCTGAAAACTTTCGGATCATCCCAATCATATATGTTGGTATCAAGCATATCCGGATCTGGCTCCCCATTTTTCATCCTTAACTTCTCCCCAGTAAGTCTTTCATAGGCTCCAGAGAAAAGTCGCTTTTTATGATTTTCCCATGACTCACCTATAGGAGATGCCGGTTTAGCATAGTCGGGCAACGATCCTAAAAGTTCTTTGTCTCTTTGAGATAGTTTTTTAGTAGCTCTTTTTGCCTGCATTGCCTTTTTTGATATGCCTCCTACAAAAGGAATAAGACCCATAGCGGCCATAACCATTCCAAGCGCATCTCTATCTATGAAAGAATCATACGCATCCTTGACGTCCATTATATCACCTACTACAGGAACGCCTCCAGCTACAATTTCGTTTATATTCACACCATCAACAGGGATCGTACCATAATTAGCATTTTCATTTATTCCGCTTGACCCTACTGATGTATTATCCTTAGATGCAATGTACCTATATTTAGATCCGTTTTCTTCATCTACGGCTCCTCCTTCTTTTTTTATATTGGTATTGTATCTCTTTCCATTCCATGTAAATTCCTTAAGACCTCTTTTCCTGGCTTCTTTAAAGGCTTCGCCTCTTGTAGTGGAAATCGGGTCTTGTAATTCAAGATCGTTTTTTATGTCAAGAATAGCATCAATAATACTATTATTCTTTTTATCAGCATCATCTGAATTATTAACATTATCCGTAACATAAGATTGGCTTATCAAGTTTGATACGCTCTTTCTGTTTTTATAAGCTCCTTCTTTATCTGATGGAGCTTCAAAAGCATATACAAGTGGATACGAATAATCTGTATCTGGATCTTCTGACATAAATTCGTTTACTGCATGAATGGTTTTATCATATTTAGTATCCTTTATACTATACATCCCAGCATCTTGAACATGATCATAAAATCTGTCTATCATATAGTTGATATATCCACGCTTATCGCTCTTAAATCTCTCTTTATCTCTTTCAAACTCTTTTGGCGGATATCTTTTGTAATATTCTTGAAAAAGTCCCCTAAATTTTCCATCCTCAGATACAGCGTAGGGGTTTCCACCAGATTCTTCAATAATATTTCCAAGTACGGCTTCTATCTGGCGTTGATTAAAACCTTTATCATATAAAGCATCATAGATCATATTCATCCCTTCTACGTCCATAGTACGATGCTTACCCTTACCCACACGCTTCATATTTTCATATTTGGATTTGAATAAATCCCAATCTATTTCCGGCTTAGAAGAATCCCCTCCTTGTTTTTTGGATCTTATCTCCATCCTTTTATCCAAATCATTCTTTGAATCAATAATGGATCTAAACAGGATCTTGTTTGGATCATTCTCTTCGTATGGGATTTTATCTTCTACATAATCCCTTATTTCAAAAGGATATCCTATTGTATCAAGAGTCTTAGTAACAACCCCAACACCAAAAGGTTGATCGCTTCTATAAAAATCGTACTTATCTTTCACAACCATCCTACCTCTATCATCACGGTACATGGTAAAACTTGATAAGCCTGATAAATCATTTAAATCTCCGTAAGCATCCGGTATAAAATTATATTCGTTAAATACCTGATGTTCTCCGGTTCTGGCTTTTTTTAAGAGATCTATACCCTCTTCTACCATTCCAAGTTTCCTACTTGTTACATCCCTTAACTCCTCCAAATCAGATACGTCCTTGCCTGCAACTTTTCCATCAATTATCTTATTATCTAAGGAATCAAGCTCCTTTCCATATTTTTTAGCCATTTTCTCCCACCCACCATTTATCCTGTCAGATATAATGGATTTGATATTGTCTGGTATTCTGACAAGCCCATTTTCTTCTTTCAGATTATTTGGTTGGTTTAAGAATCTAAACCAAAGATTCTGACTAAAATCATCTACATTGGCTTTCGGAACATCTTGACCAAAAAATTCCATTATTTTGGTTTTTAATCCTCTTTCATTAGCATACACATCAGGTGTTATATTAGATGCCAGATATTCTCTAAGTTTTACAAACGGACCAATTTTATTCCATAATGTTTTTGGTTGTTTGTCCTTTACATAATTTTTAATTTTCTTTGCCATCTTTTTCTTCCTCTAAGAATCCAAACATTTCACCTGCGCAATTACCAACAAATCCGGCTATGTAAGCTGCGTGTTCATCTTCTCCCACCTTAAAGCCAAGAGACATATTACAATGTTGGCATACCGACATAGCTGCATGAAATGATTCATGACATATGTTTTGTATAGTCATATCATTCTCACTTTGAAAATTCCATAATAACTTAAAAGCTCTATCATCCCCCTTATCACGAACAAGATTCATAAAAGAGACTTCTGAATCTAAATCGCCTTCATCTCCCCATTCTCCTTCATGATCCAATTCTGCATTCTCAAAACGATCACACAATGTTTTGTAATCTAACCCTATGGTGATAATCAACTTTAGTGGATATATCACAAAATCAAATTCTTTTTCTTTCATTTTTCTTCCTCCTTCTTAAATTTGTGGTAAGCATCACAAACCTTGTCAACCAACCATCCCATTAGATAGGCAGCGTGCTCATCTTCTCCGGCGTCAAAACTGTAGTTAATATTAAGATACTTACAATAAAGGGAAAGACCGTGCAGACATTCGTGTCCTATGGTTCTAACATCCATATCAGACAGTGAATGAAACAAGAAACATATTTCCTTCCTGTGATTGGTTCGGTTTCCTACGAAAATAGTTCTGCCACCATAATCATCAGTCCACCCCTCCCAGCTCTGATCTTCTACTTCCAGGTTGGCGAACGTCTTAACTATATACTCTTCATCTGCTCCAAGCAACACCCTTACATTATAGGGGTATATATCATTTTTATATAATACTTGTTTCATAACAAACTGTTTTTCAACAAAGATAAATAAAATATCCAAAAATTTCACATGCTTCTTCAGCTATACCACATCACCTGTCTACAACAAAAAAACATGGATTAACAACTATATTTTTAATTCTTTTCCTTATGAATCATGCAACATTAGAACAAGTGGATCAACTTATTAATATTCAATAAATTACCCTTTGAATATACGGAATCGCACAGCGCAAGTTAATTCGTTGATACTTAGCTATTTGACGATTCGTGTAATTTTAAATCAGAATCCGTTAAATTCCATAAATCCATATCTTTTAGCTATACCTGAAATCATATCCTTGTCCATATCAAACCATTCTCCTTCTATTCTGAATCCATTCAGAATTTTATGCATATCATCCTCTATGTCCTTGTCTATAATATAGATGTATTCAATATGTTTATTGGATGTCCTTAGTGACGAATATCTTTTCTTTAAATCAACCGTTTTGCCTATCTTGCATATATTTCTAAGCCTATCTATAGCTATATATGTTTTTATATTCAAATTAGCTCTTTTCTCATCTTTTATTTTGGACATATTATTTAATATTGATAACGGATTCATCGCGTTAATGAAGATAGACATCATTTCTACTTCTACAAAATCATCTATTTTTGAGAATATCGCAATAAATATCTTATAATGCACAAACCACTTTTGCCCATTGCCTTTTCCGCGTCTATAAGCCAATCCTATTTTCTTTAAATCTGTTATAGTATCAATAGGGTTGTTTTCTTTTGGCTTGATGATTAATTTCTCAATAATTCTTTTAGTTACATCGGATGATAACCTATCATCTATTCTAACTTTTGAATATCCATTGAGGTTCCTTGCGTTATTCAAAGCCTCAAGAGAAGATGTTATGCATACGAATAACTCTCCATTTTTTTACCAATGTTTCTATTTCCTTTCCTAAAAACGTAAACGATGTGCCCCTGTCCTCTTTTTCCATATCAAAAAAAAATAATGTGTATATTCTTGTGATGCTAAACGCATATCGCAAATATACACATTATAACATTACATACTCTATAAAAAGAGTAATAAGTCATCTATTCTTAATCTTGTCTTCAGAAATCAACCACTGGAATATAATTTTCCGGCTGCTAATTACTTTCTTTATCCTCATCAGCATCCAACTTCCTCTTAACCTATCCAGCCATGACCGTCTAAAATTAAGAGCATCAGAATTAACTGACTTATTTATATCGTTATCGTCCTTGATCCAGATAGGTGTTTCAGATCGGTCATCGTCAACCCTATTAAAGAAGTCGTTTAACTTATGTCTTCTATATACTTCAGTATCCAGGACCTCGGTATGGTCGCCTACGATCTTCGGATACGATATACGTTGCGCTAAATTATTCTTTTCTTCTGGAACAAGATGAATTTCACCTGAGTTGTTTGTGTCGTTGTAGATGGTTATCGTATCTAAACCTACTTTTCTATCAAGTGTGTAATTCACATCATCGACGTATTTCCTTGCATCAAGCTCGTATTCTACAGAAGCCAGCGTAGAGCCATTATATTTCTCTTTTATCGGCACTTCTAATATAAATGGATATGTTGCTCCGTAGAATGTCTGGAAGCTCTTATTCGTCAGCAAATGACTCCATAAGCCATCTTCTTCGTCTGATGCCGGGAAGTTTATTCCTGTCTGGAAATATTGTTGCTGTTCTATATAATAGTCAGGACAGAACGAATAATAAGAAATCCATTCTTGCTTCAGACACGAATATCCGATAGTGAACGACACGTCCTTGAAATACTGTTCGTCTTTTAAGGATATTTCCTTATCGTTTGACAACACCTCTGTTTCATTGTACAAGAACCTTCCACCATCATATTTATAATATGCCGGGTTCTTAACAGGTATATAATCTTTTTTCGTGATAAGTACCCTCTTATACCTATTATCCCATCCAAGAGACAGACCAAGACCGATAAATTTATTATCCGTATCTTCCTCTGTCATTTCTGCACCGGTCAAGATATTAGTTATTCCGTATCTAAGAATCTTAAACGGAAGATGACGCTTAAGCCAATGCCTGATCCCTACACTAAGTTCCTTAAGATTACGTCCGTTCGGGTCGGTCATAAACACTTGTGCTCTTTTAGTATCTACCCAGAAGTGACCAAATTCTGAACTAATTATTTCAGTGCTCTGGGTTCCAGAATAACCGAGGTCGGTCGTGTTGTACTCCAGAGGCCGGGACGCGAACAGACCGCCGGTGCCCATCTCAGCCTGCCCTGGGGAGGTGCGCTCCTTGATTACGTCTATGGCGTTATGGAGTGAAACCTGATCCTCGAACCTGACAAGAATCTGATCGGATTCAATACGCTTCATGTGAATAAGCTTCCCGTTGCTGGTTGGGAACTCATGATAGTCCATAGGCTTGTACGTTAGCCACGGATCTGTTTGACTGTTTTCAGATACGTCAGCCCTACTCCATATAACACCATTAGGTCGCTGGTAAGCACAATCATAAAAACGACGTTCGTATGTTGCCGGCAATACATTAGGTGTCAATGTCATTCTTGATGAATAGATAGGACTTATCTTGTAATCATTGTCCCTATGGATAGATACGTTCTTTTCTTGTGTCCACCAAACAAAATCTCCTACTTTTGGATAGAATAATTCATGAGGCTGAGGGCCCTCTAATCTGAAATTACAATTTATTTCAGATTCTACAAGGAACTGAGGAATACCATAGAACCATGTATAAAATTTGCCATCTACATACTTACCGGAGGTGTCACCGTTCAATTCATACAAGCTCTTCCTATTTGGGTAAAAAGCATATTTTCCTTTATTAGATGATGTCCAACTATTGAAACGTTCGTTATCTATCGTCTCAAGAGCATCTTCCCCTGTATCATAATTAACAAAATATCTTGGATATCCTACATTTCTATAATCCATGTAAGGGAAAGGTATCATATCTCCAATACCAAAAGCACTATTATAAAAAACAGGAAATTTTCTCTTTAATGAAAATCTGGTTATCACCGTATCACCACCGAACATCAGTTTCTTTTCATTAGTGAAAAATCCACATCCACCTATGGAAATCCATTTTATATCTTCTATTTGACCATATTGATCCGGCCTATATCTCATAAGCCTCATATACGGAGAACAGATGTATGAAACTGATTTGGATTGCTCGAATGTTCTTCCTGCTACAACATCTCTTCCAGCAATAACCGAGTCATCTATACGGCTACTGTCGTAGTTGTAGACATAGTTCGGATATTCCAATAAATATTTCGATTTACCATCTCCTTTTTCACCTGGATCACCAAATGATAAAAATAACGAAGATTCACGATCTATATTATTAACAAATAAGAATCGTCCCTCATTATCGTTTTTACCGGTTCCCCATTTAGATGACATACTGGCATCCATCATAGGATATACACCAGACTTCATGTACTTAACAGAAGATAAACCACGAGCAAAATTTCGTTCATACTTATCCTGGTCTGTTATACCTATCATTGAATTATATAATCCTACAGAAGTATAATACCATGCATGATTACGTCTTGGTCCATTGTTTATAAACGTATTAAGCCAATCATAACGGTACTTACCGTACAATATCGGGCCCTTAGCAAGAGTTTGACTGATGGTTGACACCATTGAAGAAAACAGCATGGCCACACTCAAATTCGTTAGGAATCCTCCTCCGGTAAGACCTGCCGACCCTCCTATGTATCCAGACTGAGCCCTTATCTGAAGCTCTTCTGCTATCATAGCGGCTATTGTGGCACTTGATTCAACTGCGGCAAGTGACGCAGCCATCGTATAAGCGGCAGGACCTAAGATAGTCCATTTTGGATGATCTTCGACAGGCATAAAACTGCCTACAGACATTCCTCTTTGAAACCCGTCTATACATACTTCATTTGGAAGTTCGGGCTTGTTGAAATAAATATCAGGCGAACAAAATGAATACCACACGTTCCCTCCTTTGTCGAAAGGATGGGATATAAACTCGTCTCTTTTGCCAGACGTATAATTATATTGATCTTGTGATAGGTCATTATATGGGTAATTAGGATAGATATTTACATTACCATCGTCTCCTATGTATCTAAGCATATCGTAGGCCAATCCTGAGGCCACAACCGACCTATTTAGCCTCCTATCTCCACGATACAGTTCATATCCTACGATCGTATCTCTTTGTTGTTGCGTAATCAAACCAGAATCTACCGCAAAATCCAAAAACACTTGTATGGTGTTCTCATCTACCATAATACCTACCGGATATATTTCAGAAGCTATGTCATATCCACGTTCATCACTGTTCATAAAAGGTATATGCTTGTTATCTGGGAACCGGTAATGACGTATAGGTTGTTGGCAAAATACGGTAGAAGTATCTACTCCTCCATAAGAATGACCCTTGAAATAAGATAATCCATTTTTGTCCGACAAAGGAGCACCATAATATTCTGTTAACTTATTCATAATATTAGAATAAGCTTCTGTTTTTTTTGGATCATCATAAGATCTTCCTGTATCTATTTTCATCCTACTACTATCATAAAGTTCAAAATTAGCAGGATATTTCTCAGATGATTCCCAATATGCAAAATCCCCGTATTTATAAGGACGAGGCTTGCAATTGATGGGCCTATCTCCACATGTCTGACATTTTGATGCAAATAAGACAGTTGATCTAAGTGTTATAGAATCCACAGACAAATCAATCTTATTTACCTCCTTTTCTCTTATACCAAAAATATACGGATATATAGTTTTACCTGTAGCAAAAGAAACACCTAAGATAGCACGAGACGGCTTCTTTCCTGGTTCTTCCTCTTCATCTGGAGTATCCTCATTCTTATATTTACAGAATTGTATTTGCCTGAATGTCATTATCCAAGGAACAGCTACAACCGGCGATTCTATTGTTACATAAAAATAATCTTGTTTTATCGTTTCTTTAAAGAATTTATCATCTATAGTTCCCCATGCGGGTCTTGCTATATTGATAATAACCGAATGTCCTGAAGCATGTTCCGGCCTATCGAAATCTACTGGTATTGTTCCAAGTGGATTCCATGTCTCTATATCCTTCCAAAAAGAAACACGAACGTAATTGGTAGAAACAGCATCCATTATACCATCTATCTTCCCAAGGGCTTCAAGATAAAGGACCTTATTTTCTTCCTTATATCCTTCTATATCCCATTCCTCCGGCCTATTGATTCTAATAAACCTGGCATTAGTCATTACATTCCTCACGAACTTGCGTACTACAAATTCAGAAGCAAATCCTATATTAAGTTTATCTCCAGTAGGATTTTCGAATGTTGCATTATTTACATACCCCTCAAATTCCCAGTCCGTTTCAGGTATGCCAGTGTCCGCATTTTTGTATATCATATCCTGGAGCTTCTTGGAAGCATCAGGCCAGAACTGTTCAATGCAATATTTCGGTCCGTTCTTTGATCGGTATTGATCATTTATTACCGTACTCATTGACCTACCAGCCCTCCAATTGCCTTTTCCATTTATCTTTTCACTCCACCCATCTATATGTAAAATATATCCTCCAAGGATGTAATTGTTATTTTGAAAGTTATTATAATCAGACCTTGAAACAGTAGGATTCGAACAATAATTTTCAATATAACAACCACATGTACAAGGCATAGTGTCAAGAACGTATATAGCATCAGATACGGTCTTTAATATACTTCCTGGCTGCAAATACGGATAAAATTCGGAACAAAGGTGCTGTCTTCCATCACCGGATTTATCACCTGCGTTGTCACCAAAAAATGCTTCATCCATCCATTCAGACAAAGAATCCATTGTATCGTAATTGAATAGAACAGAATACTTATTCTGGTTCTCACCTCCGGTTGTATATAAATAGTCGGTAGACACGTGCTCCATGTCTTCTAATTCTTTATATATATAATCCTCTACAATACCAGTTATTAAAGGAACTGGAGCTGACAATATAGATTCTTGACGATGAGGGACTTCGCAGTCTCCTTCCATTTCTGGTAACCTAATATGATCAATTGGCTCCATATAATCCTGTGTTCCGTCTTCTCTGTATTTGGTAGCTATATCACATATCTGTCTTTCATTGTTTCCATTCTCCTTATTATTACAAGCTACAAGACCTATATTTTCAGACAAATAATTTATAGGGGTTCCTACAATATCATCATAATCGATAATAAATCTTGATTTACCTTTAAAAGTGGCAAAATTGCTTTCCACTATAACAGTTTGACCTACGGTAGCCGGGTTGTTACACTCTTTCTGTTCTTCATCTATAACAACCGCATCGTCGTCAATCAATACTCCATCTCCTGCTGTATTGCTATACTGCCATACATATTTCCTATCAACACCCGAGCAATCCGGAGCATATGCGTTTATAGACTGGTATGGGATACTGTCTTTGTTCATTTCCTCTCTCGCCTTATCATAAGGTGGGGGAACAAGAACGAATGCTGGAGTTTTATATCCGGTAGATGTCTTAAACGAGATAGAAAACGGATACACTTCATTCCTCATGTATCCCACATACAACGAACAAGCATTACCATCCTTATACAGGTCTTCGTGGGCTACAGACGCCTGCCATTTTAGAAAATGCCCCATAAGAGAAACTACAGGCTGTAAATTCCATTCTTTTTCTGCCGTAAGACCATATTGAAGAAGACGGTTTCCGACTGACACTATTCCTCTTGATGTATTATATATGGCTCTTTTTAAAGAAATGTGTTCGAATGTCGTTCTTTTGTTATTAAGATCAGAATAATAGTATATAGTCTTCTCTGTAATAGGATGAATACCTTCTATAAAATAATCCACTACAGGTTGTGTTTCACCATTGTATCCAACAGTATTCTGAATAACAGCCACCTTATAATGGCTGACTTGCCTATCCAGATTAGACACCTTAAGTCTTATACCAAGATTAGTTCTTTCTCCCCATTTACCATCATTTATCCTAATATATTGTTCGTCAAATATATGAACAGGGTTAGTTAATGAAGTATAGTTAGTTTTCTCGTTACCAAATTCATCGCACAAGGCCACAGCAAACTGATACACGCCCGCACGTAGGCTGCCCCCGTACTCTATCTGTACCGGCTCTACGCATGGCTGGTCCAGTAGCGGAAACACCCTAAGTTTCTCACATGCCAGAAAACAACCATTCTCCTGCATGAATTTGTCTCTATCGTATTCTTTATCGCATATCTTATACCCATGATAATGATACCATATATCACCTTCATCATCAGGAGTAAGGGCCTTGTCTACAATAACATACCTGGGAGGATTATAATCGTCAGTCCAATAAATACACTTACCACATTTCTCTGTCTTGATTTCTATGGTTTTTATAGGATGATAGATAGAGAAATTGAGGCACGGATCTTGCTCGTTGTCTTCAAGCAGGGTTTTCATGCCAGAGCACAACGACTCCGATCCTTCTACCATAGATTCTATATCGGAATTAGATAAGATACTTGTATCGGATTCAGGCTTGAAATAAGTTATCTTAGATACGCCTGTTTCAGGATTTGTTATAAAAAAATAGATATTGCCTGAAGTAAGATCATTCTTGTAACCAATAACTTTAAACCCATCGAAATCAATGCATTTAAGGTTACTGTGCTCGTTAGATCTCATCCCAACATTACCATCCTCGGATTCTATGTTGGCATTCAAGGCAAACGTATAATGCTGATCCGTAAGACTCGACGGATGCAGATCGCGGTTCATACCTGTTTGAGGAACCGCTATGTTTCTGTTATCTTCTGATGCCATCTTTGTAACTGTTTGTCACAAAGATAGCAAAAGAAGAACTAACTTACACAACAGAAGCTACTGGAATAACAAAACCTTGCGCCATAGCTTTATGGTAGTCTCCTGTTAAAGATAGATCATGAAAATTACAACCCCAGTAATAATTCTCACCATTTTGAGAAGACGAGAGGTAACTATTATGAGATGTGTTATACATTATAGGTGTATAAACAGGGAAATTTGATAAATGATCGTCAATAACCGAAATGTTATTTTCTGATGCATTTATCATAACCATAAATTCTCCTATAGAGGGTATTCTTCCATTTATGGCTCCAGATGGAGATTTTATCAACGAGGCTTTATAAAATCCGTATTCATCAACATCTCCATATTTGTTTAAGAAATTAATGCTATCATTTTCTCCTTGAAAAGCTTCTTCTGTATAATATACATTAGGCATACTTTGAAAATCAGTAACGCCCTGAGCTATCTCACCTGAACGCCCCCAGTTGGCAGATGGATGTGATGATGATGGAAGTATAAGAACATGTCTTTTATTAAACACACACAATACTCCTTCTCCGTTTCTAACTAATTCTAGTGGTGATACAGAATTTGCTCCCCCTCCTACCGATTATCCGTCTCTCAAAAAATAATATACTCCATTTTTGGATGGTATTTTAATTGAATTATTGTCAAATTCAAATCTTCTTCTCATATTATAAACTTTTTTTAGTCTCCAATATTATCAACTACACCTACATAAAAATCAGGAATAGGATTATCATTGAAATTTCTTATTTGAATATCAATATAATTATAGAAATAATCATCAACTGGATCCATTATCGTCACATTACTTTCTAAAACCCCGTCTTTGTATGAATACAGTTCCTCATGTTTGGAATCAATGTAAAAATATATCTTGGTAAATCCTGGGTATTAACTGTTAGATGATTATTAAACAAACTGCATTTAGAATGATCAGTAGACAGAAGTAACAATAGAAATGTATATGCAGATTTATCTCTTATTATAATATCACGATTAGATGATACATTAGACAAAACTTTGGATAAATCAAATTCTCCAAAACTTATCTTGAATTTCTTTCTTCTTATTGGAGTTATATATACTGGACTATTAACTACAATATTATTCCATTGAAATTGACTCCCTTCCATTACAGGAGAGAAACAATTACCCATCACCATATTAACATTTTCAAATCTTCGTCTCATAACATTTACTTACGATTTATATTTTTTACCCCTAATTAACACAGTACCATCACCGCCGGCTCCGGAAAAAACCATAGAGTATCTGACGCCGCCTCCTCCGCCGCCATAACCTCCTCCTCCTTTACCAGATCCGTTTGTTGATCCCCCTGTGCCAGATCCTTCACTGTAATCAGATATTCCTCCTTGGAATACTATCCCAGTGTTAGTTTCTCCACTTCCACCACCGGCATTTCTTTTACCGCCGGATTCTCCAAAATCTCTGGTAGTATGACCTTGACCTTTGATTACTCCATACTCTGTTCCTTTAGTGTTTCCACCATCCGAAGCACCATCTTGCGTATATGACGAACTGCCGGCACTACCACCATTTCCTCCCTTCCCCTTATCAGCTCCCTTTCCTCCATTTGCTCTATAAGACGAGCTCATAAATTGAGAATAACCACCATCTTTACCAGGAAAATTTTGTGCGGATTGATAAACTTGTGCTCCTCCTTTTCCTACTGTTATAGAAATAGATTGACCAGGTTTTACAGCAATAGCTTCTCCGTCTTTCCAGCCTTTGTTATCAGATTTGAAGGTCTTGGTATAACCACCTCCACCGCCGGCAGAGCTACCGCTGCCTCCGCCTCCAACTAAAAAAACGTCTACGAGAAAACAGCCATCAGGAACTATCCATGTGTAATTGCCAGCCGGATAAAACCTTGTAAGAAAGTCTTCAAGCTCCCTTACTTCTTCTTTACATTCGAATCTCCTCCTCATAATTTACGCAAATATATAAAAAGAATTATTGTGATATATACTACTCTCTGTTGCAGAAGTAATGCAATCAACATCTTCATCTGCATTATTAATAAGATCTCTCATTCCATCGTATCTATTAGAAAACATAAAAACGTACCTCTGGTCATTTATCTGAAACTTGTATATAATACCCTGAGAAACTGAACTCTGAGTATGAATATTAAAGGCTGTTCCTTCTCTAAGTTGATTCAATACGCTATTTATCTTATCCTGGCTAATTGTATCGGATTTGATTTTATTCATTAAATTAAATAACCTGATCCTATCTCCAGGCTCGATTTCTGTTTTTACACAATGATAAATAGCTCCATTACCAGATCTCTGTTCCTCAAAATATCTTCTCCTACTCATAATGATACTCCTTCCTATAATAACCGAGGAAACTAAACCCTTCAGACTCCTCTCTAAAAACATCATGCCGATTCCAATACTTTTCTAAGTTATATGCCTCTCTTTCGAATACGATATTATGATATGCCTTATCATGATCGCGATATATGCACAGCCTAATCAGATACTCAATTAAATACCATGCATAGTATAAAAATATCGGAATAAGGGACAGCCACAACATCCACCATCCTACATTACCGAATAAGAGACACAATCCTATTGTAAGCAATGATATAAACATACCAAAATAAAATAACGTATGATACTGATTGCAATGTGCCTCCTCATGATATTCGGTTCTCAATGACACAGCATCGCTTTCGGTAAATACGGCTCCAAACAGCATAATTGTTTTATAGCCGTCAATGAACGTAAATAACTTAGCTATTTTTGATTTATAGTATATTTTCATTGCTAAAAAATAATTTTATACCAATTGCACAAAGTTAAAAACTCTATAGGAGAATTAACTCCATCCCATTCCCATTCATTAAGGTAGGACTCTAAGCTGCTTCTATCAACGTCTTCATATCCATGAAGAAAAACCAGATGAGGCATAAATAGCTCTCCCCCTTCCAAAGATTTGTTAAACTTATTAACCAACCTCTTTCTAAACTTAGGACCGTACCATGATTTTTCATTTGTGGATCCAAGGCAATAGTAAAAATTGTTTTTAACCTTAATACCAAACCATTTGCATATATATGGATGATATACTCTATCTGCTAAGAATATAAATGGCTTATACCATAGGCAATGCCAGAATGTACTACACTTGCCACCAAACTTCTTAAAAGCCCATCTGAACCCTCCAGAGAAGTACCAATTGTTAGCACCTCTCTTAACCTTAACTTTGTATTTAAGATTCTTATTCCGGTTACTAACCCTATCCCACGGCTTGACCTTATCGGTATCCATATCAGGAAGGAATGTCCAATGATGAAGCAAGGCACTGTAATAAGGATTGTATATCTTGTGTCTGTTCCTAATAACGTACTCAAAAATATCGTATCCTACTTGCCTGGCTTCTTCAAATCCTTTTTCTGACAAGAAAGCTAATATAGGAGCCAGATTCCAGATCTGATCTTGTGAAGTAAATGGTGAGAAGCATGGATCTTCGTCTTTTAACTCTATACCATTAGTGTACCCGGAACTTATCTTAGTAAGACCGAACTTATCGGCATCTTCGCTATGGATATCGTCTCTTAAGAAAAATCCTTTTTCGAATTTGAAATAAATACCTTTATTATTATTAAAAAATAGGTCATAAGTGGTATCGGCAAGACGAGTAAGCACCAGTATGGCATTACGGACATCATCTTCTGTCTTATTGCCGAGAATCATTTCCGTATATACAAACTGAAGATACTGGGCCAGGTTAATGGTTCCGTCGCCGACCCAGCCTGCCCCGTCCTTCACCGACGACAGTGGAATGCACGAGGCCTGCTCTGTGTAGCTGGTTTCATAAACAAAATCCCTATAGAAGACTTCTTTTATCTTATCGTATTTACTCCACAGATCTTCCATGCCATTACCCTATTACGATCACACAATCTCGTTTTTCTTTATTGTAGACCATCGTCCCCATCTTAGTGTACAGACCTTTTATATTTTGGTAATTGGTTTCACCATGAGCTGAAACGTTGGTAGTAATGCTATCGGAGTAAACTTCTTCGCCACCTTCGTTAATAAAATTAAATCCTTGTTTAACCATCTCTCCTCCAAGGTAGGCTGTAAAAGACACAACAACATTTCCTCGTCCTCTATTTCCATACCAATTACCATAGATATCAGCATTAATATTAGGTTCCGACTCGTCCATTCCCGGCGCTGATAGCAAGGTCTTCATCTTAATAAGCGCACCTTCAAGACCGGACTGCATGTTATCACCACCGTAAATAAGGTAATCACCTACCTGTTGTTGGGTGGTAGCCCACTGCTTACTCCATCCAACGTGCTTATTATCCACATTTGATATGCCTGTGTTGGTAAAACCGGTTGCAGTATCAAAATCGGAACCATCTTCCGATTCCCATCCGTACCTAAGAACAAGATAATCGAACTCAGGAATTACAACGACCTGCTCGCCGGCAGCTTGTGTGATTGTAACACTCTTACTCTCTCCACCAGCCGTTACCTTAGCTACACCTCTACGATCTTCAGCTACCGGATTCGGTCCGGCTGTGAAGATGATATTTGCCGGTCCCACGCCTCTCATTTTGTCAGCGGTTACTATTTCGCTTGCTTGAACTTCCAACATATTATTTAATCTTTAAAATTTCAAATACATATATCCAACTCGACAAAAATACTATCGGGCAGTACATTGTCTCTACCAAACTCGCATCTCCTTTAAATTGCCTGATTGACCAAACAACCATAGACGCAATAACACCAAGCAAGTATATGAATATAATGACTTCTGTCATACCAATTTAAGTATATTATCGATTACAGGATACGCTTTAGTATATATCTCAAACTCAGCACGGCGCCGCCTAAGAGGTTCGTACATGCCTTTCAATGTCATACCCATCATCTTAAGTTCGGTCTTAGCATTTTTCAGCTTAACCAGATCTTGCTGAGCATATAACTTGAATAAATCTGCTGCACCTTGTGCTTCGGCATTATACATCAGCTCCTCAAAGAATCTCATCTTCACAAAATTATCGACATAATCCAGGACCAGGCCTTGCGGCGTGTCTGGTATGATTATATTAGATTCTCCGTCAAATGGAAGAGACCGGTACTGCATGTAAATAGGCCCATCGAAATTAGCATACAGGAATCCGTTTACGATATTTATCTCATACGGACTATCCTTTATTACCTTATTCCGGCATTTACTCAAACAAGAATCACGAAGCATAGGCTTAGCAAGACCTAACATTATCGGTCGGTCATAATAGCAACGAACTTCATGATCGCGATCATGAACATTGATATAAAATTTTTCAACTATCACTTTCTCGCATTCGTCTTTACAACATTCATCGCAAGAACACCACCTATAACTTCTTTCAGTGCGTTCTTTCCAAGCTATTGTATTTTGAAGCTCTGGTATTACCTTATCACCTTCCGGCACCTCATATCCCTTGAAATCGCATTTGAATGCCAGAATAAGATCAAAATAATCTCCCGGCATACGAGCCTGTCCTCGCTTGACGTCCACTACCGCCTCTTTACGCATAGTAATATCGCCTCCAAACTTCTTCAGGGCGATTTCTACCCATTTGTAGATGGATACTTCATCTATCAGATCACGCCTGTCGAATGATCTTAAAGACGATTTTAACTCTATGATATAATCTTCTATCGTCATTACTTTTAAAAAAAATGGAGGACAGGAAACGAACCTGACCTCCACAAAGATATTGATAATATAGTTAATGTCCTATTTTGAAGATTCAAAAGTTAGAGTCTTCGAATTTACCGTACTTTAGAAACGTGCTTCTACATTTCCCTTTTATACCATTGAGCGTAACTTCATATCCGGCACCAGTCATGTATATAGTTTGCTGATTAACTCTTTCCCCAGAATATTTATCAACAAAATATGACCTGTAAACACCAAACTTATTTTTGACAATATCACTGTACAACTCCCATCTACCCTGCCCATTTCTGAACATGAACTTGACTTCCTCAAGAAACAAACGAAGATTCTTTTCTGCGATGATGATTCCATTTTGTTCAAGCTTCTTCGCAATATCTCTAATCAGTCACATGTTTTCATGATCGACTTTCTTGAACGACTCCGCAAACTCCACATCAGGACGCTGCTCTTCTATGGTCTTAATCGCCTGCTGTCTCTCCGCCTCTGCTTGTGCTCTCTCGGCTATGGCTCTATTCTTAGCATCAATCTCATCAGCTAAAGCTCTCAAGGCAGATGGATAATCTTTAGGAGTTATAGAGTAAGAACCCGTTTTTCTTATAGAGGGTAAAACCTCTGATGTTACCCATCGTTTAAACTTCTTTGCAGACTCTAACTTGGAAGACAAAACAAGAGAGTATAATCCAGATTCATTGATTACTCGTATGCTATCTAACTCATTGATTTCCAAGGGAGCCCAAAACGAGCCCCCTTGGAAATCAGATAGTTGCAAAAGAAGAGTATCTTCTTCATCTACATATCTTTTTACCGGATTTTTAGGCGTAGCATAACCGAGCGATCGAGCTACATCTACAGCTACAAACCACACGTCACCATTAGGGTCCACTATAGTCCTAATGTTTCCAAACTCTGAATTTCTAAAGATTGTTACACTTCCGTTAGTTTCCGTTTCGCTGGATTTTTGCGTCAAAATAATGTTACTATTCTTCGCATTGTTTTGAAAATTGTTTACCTTTGTCTCCATAGAACTTTGTCTATATAAAGATATTTGATTAACATTATATCCGCCCGCTTGAGAAAGTAGACGGATATGCAAAAGTAGCGATTATTCTATATACACAAAGGATGATCGCTACTTTTTTTCTACTTATTTCTATGACCTAATTCCTTGTCTTCGAAAACTCTCTTAATCTGGAAGTCTTTAAACACTCTTCTTTTGGCAAGTATTTCATTGTACATAAATCGGTATCTTCGTCCTTTATTCATTTTAACCCTTAACTTCTTTTTTAAGCTATCTTGTATTACAAAATGGTAATATCTTTTGGAGTCTGCGAAATCCATAGCCAGGTGGTTGTAGAGGTAGCCGTTGGTGCCGAGCCTGCTCACGATGTCCAGGTCCCGCCTGACGGCAAAGCGCTGCCCCGGTATAAGCACATGGCATAAGTATCCTACGTTATCTACGTAAACACCGGCATCAGCTTCCACATAATGTTCTGATACGGTTTTCCATATAATAGATAACAGCCTTAAAACCTCTCCTCTGTCTCTTATCATACCTTTCTTAAAACCATTCTTTCTCTTCATAAGACGATGGTAGTAAGCTGCAAAATACGGTGATTGTATTGATGTTCTTTTCATCATTCAAAAATTAAAATTATATATTTCAGATAATTAACATTAGAATGTATTGTTACATTAAAATACTATTCTATATTTGCGAAGCCTACCGATCCTCACGGACAAGTAGGCTTATAAGTATTAATTTTAAAAACGTAGTAAAGTTATGAAAACGAACGTAGTTTTGCAATCAAAAGATCGAGTTTTATTGGGAATGAATGTGTCTGTTATGCCTAAAGATGGTTACATATGTATAACTGACGCGATGAAAGCCTTGTCTGCTAAAAGAGAAAAATTAGGTTTGGCTCCAAAACAATTGAGTCATATAATAGAAACTGAATCATTTAAAGAAAGGTGTACTGAATTAGTTAATAAGCTGGAAAATAAGCTTTTATTGAGTAGAAGAAATCTTCTACTCAATAATAACAAATTGAATATCAGCAGTGTAATGGATCTTGGAAAATTAGACCTTGCCTACAAAAAAGGAAAAGGAGTAGATCAAAAATGGTTTGTAAATCCTTATCTGTTTGTCATGATAGCATTAGAGATGGATCCAGAAATTTACGCAGAGGTTGTCATTTGGCTCACAGATGGCTTGATAGAAAACCGGAACGAAGCCGGTGATGCATACGTTAGGATGTGCAGCGCAATAAGCAGAATAGTTCCAAACAAGAATGACTTGAAAGACAATATAAAAAGAGTTGCTAAAGCTATTAATTTCATTGTTTTCAATAAACACGAAGATGGGATAAGGAATACTGCCAGTAAGGATGAGCTCAATGATATAATAGCCATAGAGAACGTCATAGCCTCTGTTATTGATGACGGTTTTATCAAAGATTACAATTCCTTGATAAATTACCTCGGAGACAAATGGAAAAGAAAATGGGGAAACCCTGTTCTTGCATTGAAATAGTACAAAAAAAATACCCGGCCAAACTATATAATTATGGCCGGGTATCCAATAAAAAGAATCACTGAACAATTTGACTTTTCTGATTGGAATCAAGATTCGGATTTTCATCAATAGGAATCTGTAGCCTGAATGCTACTTCCTTTATCGTCTCTGCCACTACATACTCAATTAACTTGATAGGACAGATAAATTCGTATTCCCATTCAGACTCACACCCTTTAGGTGTAGGATCGCAGGCCATTAACTCCAGCGCCTTCTTTCTTCTTGTTGTGAAGAACTCTACGTTAATAAGCTCTATATGAAAATCCGGTATATAAATATAGTCGTTTTCTACATAATAAAAAGGACGCCGTTCTTTAACGTATTTAGCATACGGTCTTTTTTGTTCATTGCGATACGACTTTATTTCAGCGAACTTAAAAAATATAGTGTTATCTACGTTAGTCACCTTAGTAATAGCCGGTCTAAGGGCAGAATAAAGAAGTCCTGGAAGTTTATGTTTTGACCGCATAAGTGTATTACACAACGCAAATTCGGCATCGCAGCAAACTATTTTATCAACTTCAATCATCTCCAGACAAGTAACGTAAGTCAGGAGCCGGTGGTCGCCAAGCAACGTCCCATCATCCCATCTCTGGGCTGTATAAGATTCGGCTTTGGTTCTACCGATATTCAATATCCATCTCCGGCTAACATGGGAGTCTTTATCAAGGGCATGAATACCGTTTACGACTCTTGATACAAATTCACCATTTGTAATCATGCTCCCCTCCTTTCTTTTGCTCTTGATTCTCTTGATTTAGCATTCAAGATCCTCATATAAATCTCTCTTTCGCTCATGCCGGATATGGTTTTTATAGCCTCATCCAACATAACTTTCGTATATAAAGGTTTAGGGAATCCCTTTATCTTAACCGGATCAGGAACTAACTTCGCCTTCCGATATTCATAAAATCTTTTAGAAGTTACATTAAGATAAGAAACAGCCTCTTCTCCGGTATAGTACTTAGCCGGATTAGCAAGTTGCGTCCATGTCTCAAGATCGTTGGCTGTAAGATGATCGCATTCCCCGCTTAAAAACATCTCCTTTATCTTATCGCATACCGCCGCACCGCTTTTACGCAGCGTCTCTGTCAGAATTTCTTTCATTTTCAAAACATCCTGTTTTAAACCTTAAAACAATAGAGGCAATGATTATCAGAAGAGTAACAGCCATAACAGACCACACTACGATATTGTGCTCAATAGGCATCTCAATATTAACCGTAACCCGTTCTACACAGATATTAAAAATCATGCTATAGATCAATAACCTATGCCATATACAAAACCTGAACATTCTTGAAAAAGCCAAGAGAAATAGGTCCCATGATAGAGAATGACCTAATATCGGATACAGCCAATTAGTGATACTAAAAGGATAAAACTCATCAAAAATGCTGGCTAACATAATAACCTGCATCAACACAGGATAATACTTCACAAACGTCACACAGACATTCCTTTGCCCTTTACTAATAAAATTGTTGCTCATAATATGTTGTTGTTATGTTACTAAAATGGGGAAGGTGATCAGCACCTTCCCCTGGTTTTCAATCACTTTTTAGTGCTCGTCTTCTTTCTTTTCATCTTGCCTCCAACACTACCGCCTTGGCGCATTTTAGGTTTGTCTTTCTTATCGACTTCACCACCCTGACGAGCTTTCTTTTTACAAGCCATGATACTAAAATTTTAAAATTGAATGATATGCAATATTAATCATTTTTATTCTAATGGACAATACTTAAAACAAAATAATATAATCCAAAAAACATTCAAGGGAGAGAACTAAATCCCCTCCCCTGTTAATTATGCTGGATTAAGATTTATTTGAGAATAAAAGTATTTTAAAGTGCCATTTTCATCTCCACACTCAGCTCCATCTACGATAAAGTTGTAAGAAGCAGGTGACTCATTATAGACATTAAATACACCACCCTTCTTGGGAATACCTGCTTTTTCAAATTGTCTAACATTAACACTCTTATACAATTTGCCATCATAGGATACGTTTATAGTTCGTATATACCATGTAGTATCTCCTCTCTCATCTCCAACATGAACATATCCGGCTAATATTCCTCCATTAACGGCCCCGAAATTCGAACAAGAGCTTCCGGATTGTACTCTCTGGGTTGTTGTTCCGATGCTTATAGTAGCTCCTGATATCTCACGGTAATTAGCATCCACCACCTTAATATCACAAGTATATATTCGGATATTTCCATTTTCATCTCCAGTCCACTCGAATCCAGCAATACACTTGCCGGCACCAGGATTATAAGAAACATTATTCTTTTTATATGTAGCCCAAGAGCCGGTTTTTAATGTAATATGTGCTGGTACAAGTTTAGCCGCAGCTTGTGTAACATTTATTTTCAATGTTTTACCACTGTCATTTTGAGTAAGCACAACGGATCCAGTACGAGAAGAAGATGTACTTGTGTTGGCAGTTATCTTAAGAACACAAACCATACTATCAGAAGTCTTATCTTTATACTCAATCGTAATCCAAGACGGTTTAGACGTAGTGGCAAAACCATGATAAGAACCATTCAATGTACTTTTGATTGTATATTGAGCATCATTAGATGCAGCTTGAACAGATAAAGATTTATCTGAAGTAGTATTATCATCGAATGTGAACTTATAAAGCATTTGTCTTGCCTGCGAAATACTAAGAGTAACAGTCTTTCCAGATTCATTTTGAACAAAAACAATATCACCAGATCTGGAAGAAGATGTTGTATTGGCAGATAACGTCACCACAGCCTTCATACTTTCAGAAGTCTGGTCTCTGTAATCAACAGAACACCAATCAGGTTTTGACTTAACAGAAAAACCTATATATGAATTACTCTTAGTACTTATGATAACTTCTTCAATGCTCTGAGATTCTCCAGTTACAGACCTCGACTTGCTCGTTCTTCCATCATGGAACTGAAATTCGTATGGAGCATATCCGCATTTTCCAACTTCAAGCTCGTATTTTACATCTTGATTTCCACAATCATCGTAACGAACGTATTTTACCTTATTGCTATTGCTTCCAGTTCCACATCCACTTTCGTTCCAAGATCCGTAAGATCCGCAATTACAGCAATTCCTACAACTTACAGAATATCGACGATTTATGCTACCAGAACAGCTATCACGATAAGCATCATACCGAGTATGACCTACACAATCTCCTGTTCCGTAGTAAGACCAGGCTGTACAAGATTTTCCACCTCCATTAACCCATCTTGTGTTGTTGTAAGAAAGAGAGCATGGATTGGTGTCATGTTGTTGCTTCTGAGACGTACAACCGTCGCAACGGGTACTTCCGGTATCCGACCAAGAAGGAGTTGTGCTATCAGCTACGCAATCACCGTTTTTGTTAGCTACTGCCTGACCTTGGGAATTTACAGCATCTTGAGCCTTCTTATTAGCATCAGCTTGACTGATATTGGACGTAAATGGACCACCTACCTGATCTTGTGTTACGGTAACAGAAGAACCATGCTGACAGGTTCCGCAATTATTTCTGGTGAAGACCTTACTTGCCTTACCGGTCCAGGTACAAGTTCCCTGCGCGTCAGCAAGAGCCTGCCCCTGCTGTTCGACGGCAGCCTGAGCCTTGCTATTTGCGTCTTCCTGACTTACGGTAGACGTAAAAGGACCGCCGGTTACATCATCCTGATCTATGGTAACCTTAGATCCGACGCCGCCGTCAGCACACTGTTTTGTAAATACCTTGCTATATGTTCCTGTCCAGGTACATACCTTATCTCCACCTTCTACCCAGCGTTCATTTTCTCCACCATAACATTCGTTGGTATTAACCTGTTTTTTATAAGATTTACCACCTTCGCATTTGGTTTCAAGCGGTTCCGAATCTTCCCATACAGGATCGGTGTTGTCCGTTTCACATGTTCCGTTCTTGTTAACATAAGCCTGACCTTGGGCTTCTACGGCTTCCTGAGCTAATCTATTTGCCTCTTCCTGGCTTTCATTAGAATAGAACGGTCCACCTACCATGTCTTGTGTTACGCTCATCGGAACACCATGCTGACATGATCCGCAATTGTCTTTCGTAAATTCCTTACTATATACGCCTACAAACCTACATTTACCATTCTGGTTGGCAATGTTCTGTCCTTGGGCTTTAACAGCCTCCTTAGCCTTATTATTGGCATCTTCTTGACTTACGAAAGAAATAAAAGGATTGCCTTCAACATCAGCTTCACTTACTTCTACTTCCGTTCCTGAATCCGGTATCTCACAATCGTTCTTCTGGAACGTTTCTGAATAATGACCGGTCCAGCTACAAACTTTATTTCCGCCGTCTACCCAACGTTCTTGATTGTGGGTTTCAGAACATTCGTTGGTATCATGTTGCTTTTTCTGAGACTTACCTTCATTACATCTAAGTTCTTCCGGAACAACGTCTTCCCATACAGGATCGGTGCTAAGTGGCGTACAGTTGCCGTTTTTATTAACATAGGCCTGGCCTCCTTCTTCTACGATCCTACGAGCTTCTGCGTCTGCCGCATCCTGGCTTTCTGTAGACGTAACAGGACCACCATTAACCATTTCGGCCGTAACCTCCATTTCTACACCCTTATGGCAAGCTTCACATTCAGGAACGAATCTCTTGCTGTAATGACCGGCATAGACCGTCATATTCTCACAATTACCCTTACTGTTAGCAATAGCCTGTCCTTGTTCTTTGACAGCAGCTTTAGCCTTGTTATTAGCATCATCTTGACTCACGGTGGATGTAAATGGGGCGCCCACTACATCTTGTTCGGTTACGGTAATCTTAGACCCTACCTGACCTTCATTACAATCGTTTTTGGTAAATTCTTCACTGTATTTACCAGTCCACGTGCAATGTCCGTCCCGGTTGGCTATGGCCTGGCCCTGCTGCTCGACGGCAGCCTGAGCGAGCGCGTTAGCCGCCTCCTGGCTTTCGTATGAAGTAAAAGGACCACCAGTTACATCGTCTTGGTCTACTGTTACCTGCGAACCTACGCCTTCTCCTTCACAATTGTCTTTTGTGAATACCTTGCTATATACACCAACAAATTGGTTTTTATCTATGCAAGTACCTTTCTTATTAGCAAGATCTTGTTTCTGTTCTTCCATAGCGGCCTCAGCCAGCGCATTAGCCGCCTCCTGGCTTTCCCTTGACACAAAAGCATCTGGATATCCTGCAAGATCCTTTTCAGTCAAATCAACGAAGCTTCCGGTCTGAGATTCGGCATCGCAATCATTTTTCTGAACACGAGCCGAAGCCTTTCCTATAAAATAATTAGGATCCTCAACGCATTCACCATTAAGGTTGGCTTGTTCTTGACCGTTTTTCTCTATATCATCAAGAGCTTTCTTATCAGCATCTTCTTGACTTACGTCTGATGTGTATTTACCGGCTTCTACTGTGTAAGTATAAGGCGCTCCGATAAACCCATCTTCACAGTCATTTTTATAAAATACTTTTGACTTTTCTACGTTATACCATAAATTTGTTTCACATGTACCATGCTCATTAGCATAACCTGGGCCTTCAGCTTCCAAGGCATCCAAAGCCTTCTGATTAGCATCCTCCTTAGAAACAGAAGAAGAGAAGCGGCCGGCTTCTACAATATACTCTACCATAGATCCAACTTCAGTCACCCCACAATCTGTCTTTTGGAACATCTTGGATTTCCTGTCGTTGTACCATTTTATGGTATTGCAAGTACCATGAGAATTAGCATAGTCTTGACCTTTGGCATTCAACTCAGCTTCAGCCTTACGGTCGGCATCTTCTTGGCTTATGGTAGAAGAAAATTGCCCAGCTTCGATCGTCATCGTAACCAAACTTCCTTCTTCGGTATCAGGATCACAATCGTTCTTTCTAAACGACTTTGATTTCTTGACATTGTACCATAATATGGTTATACAACGACCATGCTCATTAACCCAGTTCTGACCATTTTGCTCAATATCTTTCATAGCCTTGTCATCAGCATCAGACTGAGATATGATAGACGTGTATTTTCCGGCCTCAACAACATACTCAAGCTCTTCCCCTTTCTCTGTCTCAGGATTACATCCTTCTTTTGTGAAAAGAGCCGATTGTCTTTTATTTTTATAAACTACCTGTTCCTTTTTTTTATGAACTACCGTACATTCTTCAGATACGCTACCATCCCTGGAAGACACCCTTATCTTGACACTTCTGTTGGCACCAGTATCATTTTCATCAAAGTAAATATTAACCTTACTGTTAAGACTGCCTTCTTTCTTATCTATGTTCGCCCAACAATTACCTACTTTCATTCGCTAATCCTCCATCTTAAATTTTCGGGATTTGTATTTACGTTGATTACCTCCGGTGATCCACCTGAATCAAGATCAACAACATCCTTGTCCAGGTAAATCTCCTCCTTATCCACAGACTCGCATTCAACTATTTCAATAACATAATCTTTTATATTACTTTCTATACTTAACTGCGTGCTTGTTTCATCACCCTCAACCTGTTCAATTTCCTTATCCAATTTAATGTAAGGAACGACCTTTCCAGGCTGATAAATAGGAATCAGTACACCATTTATAGTTATGTTCTCATTAACTTCATTCCCATCCTCATTGCCAGGCATGGAAACAATCATCGAAACCTGGAACGTGTCTTCAAGACCCGGATCACCAGGGAAACCATAATCAAGCCTAATATCATTGACGTCAATATTAAGACCGGAAGCGGTAGTAAATGCTTTTATGACACCCTTTATATCTTTCTCACCCGCAATAAGGGCATTGATCGAAGCGGCGTTGGTAGTAATAAGGATCTGCTTATCTCCACCAGATATAGGGAACTCCAGCCTGCTAACCGAGACTTCTGTGATTTTAATGCCTTTTTGCCTGAAAGTAATAGCTTTCATACTTTCAGTATCGGATTTTTTCACAATTCGGATGGTGATCCTATCTTCCCTTCCTTTCCAAGATGGAGCATCGAAATTCATTTTATCACGACCGACACCCTCCTTCTTGTCCGAGGTAAGCCAAGAACCATCATCCATCTTATATATTCTTTCTTTGCTCATAATAACCCTCCTTTATTAAAGTGTCAGTTCCCATTCAACGCCATCATCTACCACAACCTGTACCGTAGCCGTACCGCCTGTGGCTTCAAATGTTATGTCAGTAGGAATAACGTCAAATATCTCTTGTACGCCAACACATCCTAAACCACAGATAATGTCCTTAAACCATTCCTCTTTAGCATATTTTTTAAGAACCTCTTTAAAGAACTCACGAAGCCAATCCGAATCAATGGATTCCTTAAGTATGGTTTCTATTATTTCCTTAAGCCAAGATTCGTGCATTTCCTCTTTCAGAATCTCTTTAATAAGCTCGATAATGGTTTCTTTATCTAACTTATCAGAAGGCACAGAGCCATCAACGAGATTACCCCCACATATAAATCCTTTGCATTTTTCTGCCATTTCTCATCCTCCTAAATTAACAATGGAACCCATAAGAACTATTTGCCTCTTCTCGGTACACGACCCTCACTTCAGCAAATTCATCTTGTTGACACATATCCCGGCAGAACCTAACAGTACGGCCCTGGACTTTATACATATCAGAAGGCACGACACCTCCGCAATAAGACACAAGCAAAATCTCTGCCGGATCTTTCTTTAGAACCACATGAGAAGTACCGTCAAACACTTCTGTATTGACAGATCCACTTACGTTAATACCCCTTGAAACGTATTTGGCTAAATTAGCCAAAGCCCTGTCTAAAGGCATACCATGATACAAACCAGCTTCTTCTATAGTTTCTCCATCATAGAATATGTTAGAAGAAGGAATATTGCAATGATGCGGGCGTTCGCACCCACCATGACTGCCAAAACAACCGTTACCTGTTATTGCCATTGTTACTCAAAATATTTATTTTTTGTTTTAAAAATTCTATTTCCCTATCCTGGTATTTCATACGGCATATCATTGCATTGATTAAAGCCGTAAGATCAGATTTCTGAGCCAGACTGAAGTAGCCAGCGTTGATGCCGTCAGCGCAGTACACGCAGTTCGTGCATGTATATCCGTCCGGGCATGGCACCGGCGTCTCGTCCACATGTGGAACATATACGTGTTTACCACTTAAGTCCTTACCAATTTGTGCACTCTTTTCCATTTTGAAGTTGTTTTTCAAGTTTTTCAACCCTTTGTTTTAAAAGCGTATTTTCTTCAACCATTCTATCCAAAAACTTATCTATGTTTTCAAAAACCAGCTCTATATTATGCATAACCTCATTATAAGGCATACCTGGAGTTAATTTGGATATGAATGTCTTGCATCCTGTATAATGAATGCAATGATCGCTTAAATGACCATACGGGCAATCGCATTCTTTTGGAAGAATTTCGCAATTGTCCGTACAGTCATTACACGGATCAGACCCGATACAGATATTAGATCTCAGAATATCAGGTCTGTCATCTTTACAAGTGTTACAATTCATGACTTTCTTTTTTTTGGTGCAAGATAATAATTTTCATTTACACCATCACAATAAGAAGTCAATCAATGTATTCCAAGCGGTTAGTGCTGCCTTTAAAAACGTATCCGCATCTGTTTTCTATCTCTACATCGGTAATAGGGAGAATAGCATCTTTGCCATAAGTAAGTTCGCATTTTGAAATAAAATTTACTATACCTTGATAATTACCATGAAATTCCCTTGCGAGTTTCCTGCCAGTAGGAATCCCTTTTCATTTGTAATACACTTCTTCGCGTCTTTGGCTACCCTCTTCCTTATTGTCACATAACCTTTATTGTGTTCAGATACGCCTTTGTTATTACGGTGGAAAACATACCCGCAAAGATCTTATGTCCGATAATGGGAACTATCTTGGTATCGACATAGGATTAGATAATTTAGCATCTTGTGTTTCAAACAACGGTTCTTGTTTTATCATCAATGGTAGACCACTAAAGTCTATCAACCAATATTATAATAAAAGATTAGCATTCTTAAAATCTAAATTAAAAGATAATAAACATACTTCAAAACAAATTAGGTCATTAACTAACAAAAGGAATAATAAGATCAAAGATTATCTTCACAAGGCAAGTAGGATATTGGTTAATCACGTAGTTTCCAATGGTATTAATACGATCATAATCGGTCATAACAAATGCTGGAAACAAGAGATCAATATCGGAAAACGAAATAATCAGAACTTTGTATCTATTCCTTTTAATGTATTTATCTCAATGATATCTTATAAAGCAACATTAGAAGGTATTAATGTTAAGATTGTTGAAGAATCTTATACTTCAAAATGTAGCTTTTTGGATAATGAACGGATTTGTAAACATGAATCTTACAAAGGAAGAAGGACCAAACGAGGATTGTTTAAAACCTCGTTTGGTAGGACTATTAATGCTGATATCAATGGTGCTTTTAACATCATTAGAAAATCAGAAAAAGAATCCTTTGATGTAACGATGTTACCAGAAGGTAGAGGGTTTTGGTGGAACCCGGTACGTATTTCTGTATAAATATATACTATTTTACATTTCTGGTGTAAAGTGGTATATAATCACCTTGTTTATAATGTTAACTATCTCTGTTGTCTAATGACATTGCAAATGGATGTATAATATTTTATAGCTACAAAACAATTTGTATTAAATATTTTAAATTTTTGTTTTGTAGCTATAAAATATTATATTAACAAGATACGGCTGCGCCGTGATATAGTATAAAAGGCTGCGCCTTAGCGCTGCGCTTATGATGGCTGCGCCATCAATGGGTTGCACCCATCAAACCTGCGGTTGACTGACGTCTAATAACAACTGGGCAAGGCCGCAATAGTCGCGAGCCGGAGCAGAAGTGGCGTTAGTGGCAGCCAGATAACGAGGCGAGCAATTGCCATGGTACGCAGCACCGCCGAAACGAGCAGCCACTCTGGACTTTATACCGACAGACGAAGCCCAGTAGCAATTGTCCCATGTATAAAAACATTCTCCTGTTCCGATACTTCCCCCTTTTTTATCCTTCCATCCGGTATAAGGAATACGGTGTAAAGCATAACTATCTCCTAAATTTTGGGTAGTTGCTATCTTTTTATATTTAGATTCAAAATTAAAAACCTCACCATTATTTATAGTAGACCTTTTCTCATATGTCCATTTCTTTTGATCTGGCTCTATATAAATATCAATAGTATTACCTATTCGAGTGACATTAGGATCATTTAAACAAGTCCCTACCTGTTCGTATCCTCCTCCACAATGCCTAAAGACATCTCCAGACAAATTCATGCCATCATACAAAGACATCCTTAAAATAACTTCCAAATCAAATTCTGCCGGTTCGTCATTTTCGTTTAAGGCTGATATAGTGCCGGTCATTTCCTTAAATACAATAACATTCATATGACCTTCAGCCATACTCTTGGCTCCCTGGACGTTCTTATACCAGTATTTTCCTCCATAAAAATCAAACTCTGATCCTTCTTCTACGCCTGTCTCGAATGCAAAAGAAGCCGCCATCTGGCTTTCCATGCACTGTTCTTTAGGATACTCTGAATTTATGAGGTAAGAGAAGTGAGTTTTTTTAGTAGGTTCATAATGGATAATAGAAGGACTGTTGTTCCATGTGGCATACATCCATGTATCTTCTCCTTTTTTACGGTATTTCAATCCTCCGTATTTATGGTAATTAACATCATTACCTATCCCGGAGTTACTTGATATCCCTGATCCAAAAGTATCTGGATTAACCAAGTATTTAGTACCGTACAACATTTCAAGGTATATGATATAAGCATTCAAGGTTAAAAATCCACCTTCAGAAAAAGGATAAGAAGATTCAGGATCTACGTTATTAGCCCTCGAATACTTAGCTATATTGATTTGATTTACGTCATTGCTTCTCGGATAAGTTCTTCCATTTAGAAACATCGTGCAGGCGTTACCAACTCCGGCTCCGGATTTACAATTTGTTTCTCCCTCATACAAGAAAAAGAAAGATCTTGCCTTGGAGTCTACTGTACATACCGGTCCAGGAGATAAGGCTGTGGGCGGCAGCACAGGGCACGTCTGGCGCAGGTCAAGTCCGTCCAGCATAGGAACCGTGTCTGCGTCGTACACCCCAGACCATATTTTCCCACTTTTTCCAACTACCTTATCAGCTACATACAGGCTCTTGCTACATCCTAAGAATATGCTATAATTCTTTGAAGTAGTCTCCCAAGGTCTTAAAATCCTTACCTCTGACCCTGATACATTATAAAGTTTTTGACCAATACCATACTCTTCGTAAAAAGCCTTAGCGTCAAATGCTCCGGCATCACAATACTTATTTTTATGACCGCTATCCAAATACAGTTCCACATCGCATTCGGCTCTCATTTCCTCGGTTATACCTACCGTAGGAGCAAAATCTCCGTTTTCAAATCTAAGGAGATTATTCTTACGAAGCTTTCCTACCGGACGCACTTTGTCTCCGGTATTTTGAGTCATGTCTATAAGATAAAAATCCCAAGAAGGGAGAAGGCTTTTGTCGCCAACTGATTCTGTGGCTTCTGGAGGAAGCTGATCCTCAGCCCAAGCGGATGCCGATCCTGAAGCACCTTCTTTAAGAACGTTGAAAGTATTACCATCAGACAAAACAAAAGGCTCAGATTCCTCCCCTTTCTTCGATAAAAACTTTTCCCTTTTACCAACTTGATTAACGACTATGTTCTTCTTAGCCTTATTCCCTTCATCGGAAATAGTGTAATTCAAAGTCGTATCAAGACCTTCATTTATTTCAGAAAACACCGACACCAGTTTATCATTCTCACCTTCTGTCGGATTAAATTTTACGTTGCTCATTTTCAAAAATCAAATTTGCATTCATCAACAACAGGCTCGCATTTGGTATTTTCATTAACCCATTTCATGCCCTCTTCTTCCAGTATCTTCTTAGCCTTTTCATTGGCATCATCAACGCTAATGAAAGACGTTACGGTACCAGCGTATATCCTCCTGTATTTCTCAGGGGCCTTCCATCCTTCCTTACAACGTTTACTAAACCAACCATGTTGATCTTCGTTGTAATAAACGGTTTTACATACTCCAGATTCGTTAGCGGCAGCCTGCCCTTCTTGCTCAAGAATCTTCGCAGCTTCGTAGTTGGCTATTTCGGTACTGAACTTAGACCATACACGCCCGGCCTCTACCACGTGATGTGTGGGTTGTTCTTGTTTTTGACCATCAGGACAATCATTTTTAAAGAAATCCCCTTCCTGTCTTGTGTTATAATATACCTCGCAACAGCCACCTACTTTATTAGCATACAACGGACCTTCTTTCTCCGCAAACTCTTCCGCTTTCCTATCTGCATCATCCTGGCTTATATCCGAACAAAATTCAGCCTCATGAACGATAAACGTTTCTTCAGAACCAAGATCTTCCGGACAGTCAGATTTCTTGAAAGCTTTTCTGTATTCCTTGTTGTAATACATCTTTTTCATGACAAGATCTTATTAAGTTCTTCTTTAAATTTCTGAATCTCGTCCGGGCACAACCCGCATTCCCCTTCACATACGATTCTTCTCATACGATCTATTTTAAGAACCGTATCCATATCAGGCTTAATACCTACCTTATACTTATGATATTGTAGATACTGATCAGCCTTACATGCTATAAAACGATCAGCACACTCACATAAGTAAGATGAAGGGAAAAGAATTTGCTGTGTACTTCCGGTAGCTGCCATATCACTTTGACGTAAAATACCTGGCGTATTCTTTATTTATGTATTCAGAATAAGTAGCAAGATCATCCGGATCCGGACACTCGTTCTTCAAATTAACAATCCAGCCTCTTACCAGTTTTTGAATATCAGCATACCTTTTACTTACACCTCCTACAAACCTGAACTTGCGATGAAGGTCTATGATTTTCTTGTCCAATACAGCAAGTTCATCGTATTTCTGAATACAAGCCGCATTAGAATCAGCTTTAGGTGTCGTATTCGACTGAGGCTTTATAGCCCTATTTCTATTAACAGAAGTAATATTACTTCTTCCACATCCACATCCCATAACTTATTTATATTTAATTAATTACATTTTACAACCACAATTCTCACAATTATTGAGAACGTAAATCAATTTAGATGCCTTTTCGTATAATTGTTTTACGTTTTCAAAATTCCCTAATCTCATATTGGCCTCAGCCGCAGCCAGCAGAAACTCTATTTCTTTTATTTTGTCAATAACGTCATCATCCTCATGATCACACAATACGGTTGACCTGGCCCATATCTTATCTATGTTAAGACGAATCAGATCGGTTTTTAAATACTTTCTGTTAAATGAATAAGAGGAAGGACTGCCTTTTATGGTAATATCGTATATACCATCTTTTAGGTTTTCAAAATCATTTCCACGACCTGGATTTATGCCAAGGGTCTTACTGTTGAATACATTCAACTGATTCTTACCAAGATAATAAACATACTTATTTTCATCTTCAGGTGGCACAATCTCTATAATAGCCGGTCTGTCTGCAAGTATCCCCCATTCCGACTGATCGGCTATGCGAAGCGTTTTAGGGTTGTTGGTGCTTATAACCTCAAAATCAAGATGGATGTTGTTCATACTCTCCTCCCATCCCATTCTGGTAAGGGAATCATCGTATCTGGCTGTTATATCAGCTCCCTCTACCTCAGTGCTATTAACACGTACCTCGGTACCATTTATCTTGACTCCTACTATTTGGGCCACCAATGACTTAGCCATACCAAACATAGGAACAATGATTTCTCCGTTGTAATCAGTTCCTTCATTTGGATACTGTACTACTTCCGTCTTGTACAGGCCATCATTTCTTCTGGCTACTATTCTAATAACCATCTGATTTTCCACATCGTAGTCGGTCATTACTATCCTGACATAGAAAATGTTATTTCTTATCTGTGGTAAAATATCGATATAATTCATAACTTACCTTTTTCCACAAAGATAAGTAAATGGGGTGATAAAAGTTTAAAATGTTGTGTATTAAATAAAATAGGACGTGATTATTACCATATCCGATAATAGATTCCAGCGCCTAAGTAGGGGGAGAAGCCCTCGCGTCCGACCCCATACCCTGCCGTCAGTCCTATGCCCCAGCGCCGGCTCTTTTCGTATATTATTTCTTTTTTGTGGTAGATGATCATCGTGTCTAAATTAGGTCTGTATCCGCTTATAACAGCCCGATAATCATCTGTGTTGTATGTTTTTCTTTGTATAGGAATATTGATATAAACAGTGTCTTTTATCGTATCTTTTTCAACTATAGCATCCATAGGGAAAGGTATTTCTACCTCCCCTACGTCAACTATATACTGAGGAACAGGAACAGGTTGGATAATGGTATCTATTACAGTATCTATTTCTATATCGTGTATTATTTCTTGTTTCTTGCATGTTTTACCAAACAAGAAAGATATAAAACACAGTAGAAGAACTCCTAACACATGCCTGGCTCTCATTTTTTGCAAACACATCTTTTACCCTCCTTATCTTCGTCTAAAAGCTCTTGTATATCACCGTTGTTAATACCTTCTTTAAGTTCTTCTCCGAATGGAACCTTCTGCCACCAACTTACTTTGCTAAAGAAATACTTAACACCTTTTACTATCATCAAATCAGGTGCAAGGTCGCCGAGGCGTTTGAATGCCATTCCACCGTATAATATTAAGGCGAATATCGTAATCCACTGAAGAAGCATGTCTATAAACTCTGGGGATTTATGCCCTCCCATAGACATAATAAGATCCATTCCGGATATGGTAAACAGCCCGAAAGAGCAGGCCGCGAACTCAAGAAGGATTTTCAAAACTCCAATTTCGCTTATGCATGTCAATATCTTAAAAGGCCTCTTTCTCTTTCTTCGGATATAGCAGTGTCTGATACTTTTTATAGTAGCTAGCAAAAGATTTATAGCTAATATAAACAATATAGAATATATAAGGTGGTGAATCTCCTGGAAATTCATCCACAATGCTGATAATCCGGAAATGAGAAAAGCCCAGAAACTTTCTAAATTCATCCTTCCTACAAATCTGTAAGCCATATTAGAACATAGTTACTTTCTTGCTACTTCCAAGAGAGTCATATACGTCAATATGGACCCAATTGGTACCTGATTCTAATCTAATGGGACAAGGAAGTAGATCCTGCGACTGAATTATTTTATTCCTTGTCTCTTCTGCCGTCATACCCTTGGCATCAAAATCGATGGCTGCCCCAAGCATATGAGGACTGATATACAAAGACCCTGATACGGTCTTGGATTTTACTATGTCTGAGATATTGTTCCTAAACCCACGCTCATCAAACCTTCCGCCCGACTTCCAGGTATTAACCGTCATCGGAGTTTTCAAAATGTCTTTTCTTAAAACCAGTATCGTGTGAAGCAACTCAGTTCTTAAATACCTCCAGCAAAGATCTTTGTCTCTACCGTATTCTTTAGGACCAACTAATTCAACAATACTAAAATACTGACTCAATTCTTTTATAATATCACTTCTTTCCATAACTTAACCTTTTTCACAAAGATAATCAGAACCTTACCAAATATTAAAATAAGCGGAGTTTGGATTAAAGAAAAACCCCTGCATAAATAAATATACAGGGGCCATCCATAACATTAACAACAAATTACGACCTAAACAACCCTTACGTATCCGGCTGATACAAGATCAGAAAGATTCTCGTAAGCCAAAGGGATGCCTGAATCTCTTATGCAAAGATACTTAATTTCTTTGTCTATGTAATACTTTCCGTTCTCTAAAATAGAATTATATACCCAAGGAATAGGATCGTCTATCGTACCTGAATGCTTTTCTTGAACAACCGTATACAGGCTTTCAGTTCCACCTCCCTGGCCAGGGACCCAGTCGGCTTGGAGATTGTGATTTTGCCTTACTTCAAACAGAGTCCAATCCAAATCCGAAGGTTTGTTTTTGCTACGGAAACGCTGCCCTTTTACAACAGCCGTGCCCATAGGAAGACCTTTGTCGCCATAAACTCCATCCTTATCCCAAATAGGATACAATCCTTTTATCTTAAGAGCAAGATTCTGGTCAGTGTTTTCCAACATAGCCGGCGTGTTGATCATCGCCCTCATGTACATGGCTGTAGCCTTCTCCGGATCATTAGCTTCAAGGATCTTATTTTTTTCTATGATCTGATCCTTTGTTCTTACCAACTTCTCAGGATAGCCTTCATCTACTTTCATAGACTCAACTTCACTCCTGTCGGTTTTAGAAGCTATTTCCTTTTCTATGGCAGCAGTACGATCGTTGCACTCAGATTCATATACATGCATTTCATTCATTGCCGTATTAGCAATATCAAGCTCGTATTCTGAATCTGCTACGGATACGGTGTATATCCCGCTTCCTTTTGCTACGTCAATATCGTTTTTAACCTTCTGTCTCATGCTGCTATTATACCATATCTGTTTACCATCCAAACTATAAGAACGGACAGCATCAGAATAAGCATATTCCCTGGCCTCAGAAACTTTCTTGTCCTTAGCCTTGGCAAGCAACTCCTCTTCAGTTGGTCCAGGAGGCTCCGGGTCAAGCTGCATAGCAATAACTTCTTTCACACTCGCATCAAGATTGTTTTGATGGAATTTTTCTTGATCGGAATCAAGTTGAACCCATTTCCCATCTAAGAAATCTTGGTAAGAATACCCTACTTCGTAAGAAGAGGAATCCAACTCGTATCCTTCCCAGTAAAAACCTTTTACGTTTTTATTTACATAAAGCATACCCTATCCTTTCTGCAAAAGCTTGTTCACCTGCTCTGATAACCAACTTATCATCGATATACCAGATACTTAATTCTATAAAACTTTTTCTAGGCACTGTTACGCTATAGCCTGACATGCACTGGAACTGGCCAGAGGAAGGAAGCGGCTGCGTGAAGTCTGTGCCGGTAGTGTTGTTGACCCGCACCTGCCATTCCCTCCCAACATACTCAGAAGATACGGTCATAGACAGATTCGTAGCAGAAGCTACGTTGGCTATGATATTATGAGTGTCTTTAGGAAGATTAGCCAATGTCGTAACAACCCTGGGAGCCTTAGACATAAACCTCAGATAAGACATCATGGTATTAGACAACGTAACCATATTGCTCAATGCCTTATAATTCTTATCTTGAGTAACAGTATATGTTCCTGCATAAATCTCTATATCAGATTCAGATACGCCTTCTCCAGTATTGGTATCTGAAAGTGAAACAAATACAATCTTTAATTCAAAAGCACCTTCAAAATCCCTACCTTCTAAAAAATAATCCAAAGAATAGTAATTGCTAGCTAACTTTCCTAACGTAATTTTATTATTGTAAGCATCCAGGACCTTCCCAAACGAAGCTTCATCAAGTGTTCCTGAATCACCTGAAAACATAGATAGATCAAGATAATTCGAATCTACTCCTGTACTTACCATACCAAGTGATTCAAGCACCTTAGTTCCACCTTCTTCAGTAACCAAAATATATTCGTTATACACGTTTTTAGTTTCTGTAGATGCCACATCGTCTTTTACAAGATACATGACATTATCCTTCGCTTCTTCAACAGTAGGAAGTTTGCTAACAATCTGTTTCTTCCACCCTGCTGCCGAAACAGCATCATCTATGTACTGTTTTGTTACATGATCTCCCCATGTCATATTACTAAGAAGAGTCTTGCTACCGTCCTGACTTCCGGCAGGGGGAGCCGGGATGAGGCCTCCCTTCCCCGACTCCGAACCTGTTCCAGGAGCAGCCTGCACCACATTCTCAAGTCTGGAATCAACCTCCTGGCCTTCGAATTTACTGTTATAACCTATTTCTGCCATATTTATTTTTTGTTAATTTTATCCAACAACTTCTTGGCCTGGTCTACGATGTCCATCACCGCACCAACCTTGTTTTTTACGTCCTCAACCTTCTGATCAATCTTAGAATCCAAAGCCTTTAAACGATCTTCGTTTTTACAATCTTTAATAAAGCCCCCTGCTTTTAAACAGGGGATCAATGATTCTTTTGTTCATATATGTATTTTTAATAATTGATTCTAATATACACCCAAAAGTTATTATTATATTCATGCTGTAAATGTAATTAAAAAAATGATTTCATACAAATACAACATCTATCATTCAAAGAAAACAAAGTATCTCGATAAGATGCTGCGTGAATGCTGTTTCGTATGGAATCATGCTTTAGCTCTACAACGTAGATACTACAGACTGTTTGGGAAATACATACCAGTTGGTAAGATGCAAAAGCATTTTGCAAAAAGGGTAAAAAGAATCCTACTTCATTCCCAAACAGTACAAGAAATCCTTCATAGATTAGACTCAGCATACAATCGTTTCTTCAAAAAGTTAGCTAAACGACCTCCTAAGTTCAAAAGATCAGATTGTTTCAACTCTTTTGTTTTTAAACAAGGTGGGTTTACCCTAAATGGTAATTGTCTAACAATTAACAAAGGAAAGAAACGTTTTAAGTTTTCATACAGTAGAGTCTACGAAGGTAATGTTAAACAAATTAGAATAGTTAGAGAAACATGCCATCGATATAGTCTGATAATTATTACAGATCATA